ATTGTTGGATTGTTTCTCTTTGTGCTTTTCCAACTCTTGCACACGCCATACTAAAGTGTCCAGCACAGCTTTGTTGGAGCTGCTTCGGGATAGTGCTTCTGTGTTAGCCTGCATAAAGTCTTGGCGTAGTTTTTCACGAGCCAGTTCAGCACCCATGTTTGGTGCTTGTTTGTTGTCTGATGTCACAACCAACTGCATCTTGCTTTCGAGAATGGTGAGTTGATGATTAACATTACTCAGCGCATTCATCAAGTATACCACACAGGTAAACATGATGGGTAGCACAGCAAATGTTACCTTTTCGATCAGTGCGCCCTTGGCTTCGCCAGCACTCATCTTTTCTTTGATTTGGTCTAATTCCATTTTATCTTCCTCTCCATGCGTCAACTATGACGTCTATTCTTGTTTTATTAATTTTAAGGATTGATTCACAGAACAATTTTTTATCAGATGCTTTGGCTTTACTAATTGCTTCTTGTAGCTGAGCAATTGATATAGCCTGAGGATCTTTTCTCAACTCAGTATAAACCTTAAGATGTTGAAGTTTAGTTTCAGCATCTGTCCAGTTCTTGTCGTCACAATTTAACTTCTCAACTGCAATCTTTGTAGAAACTAGATTATCAAACATAACTGGATCGTGTGGTTTTGGCCATAGCGCAATAACAGAGCAACCATTTAAACACAGAACCAGTGATAGTAGTATAAGTTTTTTCATACGCTAAACGAACTTCCACATCCGCAGGTTGATTGAGCATTTGGATTGGTTATGACAAATTGTGAGCCTTGTATATCTTCTTTGTAATCCACAGTTGCTCCTGTTAGATATTGCATGCTCATTGAGTCTATTAGTATTTTAGTTTTCTCAAGAGGTATTTCAAAATCATCTTCGTTCATTACCTCATCGAATGTAAATCCATAACTCATTCCGCTGCAGCCACCACCTTGTACGAATGTTCTTAAACATAAGTCAGGATTACCTTCCTCTGCGAAAAGATCTAGAATTTTTGTCTTTGCTGACTCTGTTATTGTTATCATATTCTGAAACTTTCTCCGCAACCACAGCGGTCTCTTTCGTTTGGATTACTAAAATCAAATCCTTCATTGAGCCCATTACGTACCCAATCCATGGTTAATCCATTTAGATAAGCATCACTCTTTATATCTACAAGAACTGCAAAATCTTTTTGAGCGTAGTTAGTCACACCAACTTCAGCCTCATACTTGTCAACATATTCCATGGTATATGCTAGACCACTGCAACCAGTAGTCCTTACACCGAGTCGAATGCCAATACCCTTACCACGTTTCTGAAGTTGGGATTTAACTTTCTCGTATGCTTTTTCAGTTAACGAGATCATGTTTTTCTTTATAGTCGTTTACTGCTGCTTTGATTGCATCTTCCGCAAGTATAGAGCAGTGAATCTTAACTGGAGGTAATGCTAGTTCTTCGGCAATCTGAGAGTTGCGTAAGTTAACAGCATCATCAATATGCATACCCTTAACCCACTCTGTAACCAGCGACGAACTGGCGATTGCTGAACCACAGCCATATGTCTTGAACTTAGCATCTCTAATAATACCATCTTCATCTACCTGTATTTGTAATTTCATCACATCACCACATGCTGGTGCACCAACCATACCAGTACCAACTGTTGGATCGTTTTTGTCTAGAGAACCCACGTTACGTGGATTTTCATAATGATCAATAACTTTGTCTGAGTAAGCCATTTAATCTCCACTCCCACCACATTTGGCACGTTTTGCTTTAGTTAAATCACCATAACTAACTGGCCATTCAGTTCCAGGTGCTAGTTCTTTTGCACCAGCTGGGAATGAATAAGCAACATTTGCTTCTGATTGAATTTGTGCAACTGGCTTACGGAAAGCAGTTAGATCATTACCCAAATTAGGATAAGGTGCTACATGCGGGAATTGCCAACCAGCAACTTCACCTGTTTGATTATTGATAACAATTTTGTAAAAACTATGCGGAACAATAACACCACTGCCGATTTTCTTGTTTTGTTCATTGTAGATACCTCCAACGAATATTGTATACGACTGATTGCGTTGAACAGTCCAACCACGAACTGCAGTTTCTAATAATTTCCAGATACCACGATTAAGAGAACCTGCCTGTGGAGACATATTAGTCATAAGGAATGATTCATATTCCACCTGCTGATCCCAAGACAAGTCACCATCAGGACTCATGTGTCCTTTGTCGTAACCTGTACCAGCGTAGTCATCTGGTCTTGGACCATTTTGAATAGATTGATCTGATGTGAATGCATTAGTGCGTGCTACACACCCCAAAGCATTTTGAGGTAGTAGTGTATAAGTTACGTAGCGTGGAAGTTTTGCTGGTGCATCATAGCCAACGAGATATGCCTGACGACAGATTGGCTGAACAGCAGGATTAGCAACTGGCCAGCCATAAGGACTATGAGTGGCACAGTTAGCAACTGGCTCTGGTGGACGTTGAGTCCAAGCATTTGCAGTTAAAGTTGTTATTACTAAGAATAACGATAGTAAGTACTTCATTCATATCCCTTTATATAATCTTTGGCTTTGTGCCAGAACCTATAATGCAAGCAATTTCTTTACTCTTTTTTAGTAGCGTCCAGTTACCATCTTTATCTTCCCACAAAGAATATACTGAACCATCTGCTATATCTAAACCTGTCCATGTTAATTTTTCTTGTTGATTTTCAGAAAGAAATTTTATTATTGGCACCATTGGACCACAGGTTACTTGATAGTTGTATGTAAATGGGTTTGCATATACATTCAGTGAAAAAGCAAACAGTAATAATCCTATTGTCTTCATATTTAGCGTCCAATATATTGTTTGGGCATGGCTTCTTGTCTTCTTTGTTGATCAGTTTTAGGAACCCAATCAGTCCCCAACTGTGGATACTTTTGTATCCTGTCTTGTACCACAAACCACATTACAGACATTGTAAGAAAAATCACACCCATAAAAATAGCAAACCATTTAAAAAATGTTTTTATCTTTCTCATCAATTCTGCATGTTCTCTATCATGCTGCATTTGCATCTGAATATGACGCTTGAGTGCCGCAGACTGTCTTGCATTTAATACCTTAGATTGTTGTAACACCTCAGTCCATAATGCACCCAATTCAGGTGGGCTTTGATAAATCATTATCTCACGCAACTCAACTTCCATCTGCTCAAGTTTCTTTTTCATCAAAACTCTTTGAAGAGCACGATTTCCTAGAGAATCATCACCTGTATATAAATCATATGATCGTTTTTCTTCTGCCTCAAATACTGCTATACACTTTGCTTGGTTGTCAAAGAAAGCACCAAGATGTTGACCAAGTTCAAAATAAATGTCACCAGTGTCTTTCTTGTTTAAATCTTTTATTCTAGATTTTTCTTCATTAAACTGTTTAATTGCTTCGGGTGGTGGTTTCTTTCCCTTTGCTGCATAGTTACCATGAAACTGCTCATCCAGATCTTTGAGCACATCCTTTATATCTCCAGCTGCACCTTTGATATCTTTGTATAATTTACACCCAGCCTTGATCGCAGAAACTGCTCCATTGGCCAGTGCAAAGAGTGTTAGAGGATCCATCTATTTCCTCCTTCTCCACTCTAAACAAACTACACGACGTTCATAAACATCACCAGTCCATGTCCATCGCACACATTCCCATTCTGGCCATTTTTTAACAGGTTCTTGCGCAAGTGCTAACGCTAAGATCCATTCATACATCTTACTCTATTTCCGATCTTTAAGCCAGTCTTTAAACATTACAGTAAAAACCATCAATAAGGGTATCGTAGATAAAAGGAATATTAAATCGTTCGTTGTAATAATTATGTTGAAGTGCATACTTCATATCCTTTAATTTTTAGCATAATCTTCACGTTCTTTCTTTTCACGTGCTTCACGTTCTTTTTGTTGCTGGCGCAGAACTAGATTTCTTTGTGCCAGCTTTTGTTCATAAATTCTTTTTTCTTCTGCTTGAGCATAAATACCAACACCACCCATAATAAATGCAAATACAATAGCAGATACCGCTAGAAAATACATGCCAAAAATAAACATATCAGCCATTTTCTTTTTGTGGGCTAATACACGCTCAGCTTCTTCACGCTCTGCTTCTGCACGTTCCTTGAACAATCTAGTACGTTCCTTGATCATGTGTTCCCACAGTTCAGGCTTACCCAATTGCCAAAGAATCATATCTTTAAGATCACGCTCTGCTTGACGTAGAGCATCGCTATGCATAGCGATTTGCAAGGCTTCATGACCCAACTCAGCATCAGTCTTGCCGAGTCGACTAGCCTTTGCTTTTACCTTTGCTCGTTCACGATGTATAGCATCTGAAGATTCGAAGAACTTACTAAACTGTCCTGATAGACTGTTTATGTCCTTACCCAATGCAATGGCTTGCTTGATGTAACCAACTGCTGATTGGGCTGCAGTAAAAGCCAACCCAATAGTAATCGGATCCACAACATTCTCCTGATTATGTTAAATCATCAATGGAATCCATAACCAAACTGCCTGAGACATAATAAAGGCTCCAAGTGCTCCGACTGCAACACTGGCTTTAAACATATTTTGATTAACTGCTAGAATACTAGCTGTCAATAAAACAATTGCTATTTGTAGTAAACTGCCTGCGTAAGTATAGAAAGGACTGCGCTGTTTAGCTACTGATCGTTCAGCTTCTAATCCTCTAGCCTTTGCCATCAATTCAACTTTACCCTCTCCAGTTTTTGGATCGGTTTCATATCTGTCAATTTTGCTTTTTAGTACTTCTGACTTTTTCTTATCATTGGCACGAACTGCATCGTCATATGCCATTTCTGCTAAAGTCTGCTTAATAGACTTTGCTTGATAAAATGCCCAAGTGTTGTTGGCTTCGATTGTGTTGTTTAGGATTTTGCTTGAGTTTGATCCACCAACAAGTGTGTTGATGGCTAGTAATGCTGCTAAAATGCAGATTACCATCCCCGCTTTGTCTTTGATTTGTGCTTCTTTCTCAGAACGAGAAAGAGGTTTTGCTTCTACTTTGATTTCTGCCATTTGCTAAACCCATATAGTTATTCTTATGATCTATTTAGGTTTTTTGTCTTGCAAATCTTCCACTTCTTTTTCTATAGTTTTAGCTCGTTCTTCTTCAGTTGTAGGAGTAATCCTTCTTCCTGCAGAATCATACTCAATAGTCTTAACTGAAACTCCTGGAGCAGTATCTCTGTTCGGTTTAAGAAATTCTCTTACGCTTGTCATAAAGTGATTTGCTTTAGGAGTCACGTAGGTATTCGGGAGAGTATTAAATAACTCTGGCTCCCAATCTTTCGTATGAGTCTGTTCTGTTACAGCAAGATCTTCTTCTGTTATAGTATCGGTCTGAATAGGTGTAACTTTATCTTCAGACTCGATATTATCTTCTATATTTAAAATATGATCTTTTGGTGGTTCTTCAGCAGGTAAAGTTCCAGCATCAATTATTTCTTTTTTATTACTACGTGAAAGATTCCAGTTTGCTGCTATCAATAATAGTACAGCCAGTGGATCAAACACTACTACGATAAGCATTGTAACGAAACGAACAGCTTTTTCTAATATGTCTGTTTCTGGATTATCACCATACAATACTGCAGCAATGTATTTTATTGGACCGACTTCGGCTTCGACTTTACGGACTTCGCTGGCGATCGGGGCACGTTCTTCGTTGTACTTGGCGATCTTGGTTTGCGCTGCACCGATTTCGGTAAGGATTCTGGCTCTGTCTTTTTGCTGTCCTCTGCGGATGGAGATGGAACGATCGGCTCCACTGGCTTCGGTTGTTCTGCTGAGGGTTTGATCCACTTGAGCATCGAGTTGAGTAAGTTCTTTACGGCTTGCATTGATATTCTCCTTTTCGGTTTTTATCTTTTCATCTATGAGAGCTAACTTTGATTGAACATCACCTGTTGGTATTGCTTGATCTAAGTGGGCTTTTGATAAGAAACCAAAGATACCCATAGAAGTTAACAACATCAAAATTACTAATGATACTGTGAAATATGACTTCATAAGTTTTGGAATTTCATTCCAGTTTCTATAAAGCCATGATGCAACTACAAGTTTTGCTGCTTCTAACAGAGAACCCATAATGGCAATCGGTATCACTGCTGCAGCAAAAATTGCGCAAAGTCCAGCAATGGCGTACCATGCTGCAACAGCTGAAAGGGATAATGCTACTGCGAATAGTAGATATGTCATAGTTTATTTTTTATATGAGATCCATGCACTCGAACAGATATCTGTCCATTATAGTATGCATCGGACTCTAGTACTTTCCTTGCAAATTGCTCTCGTGCCTCGATATAAGAACACTCAGCCTTTGATTTACAAAAGAATAAAATCTCTCGAGTAAAGGATTCCTTACCCAGAGACTGTATATCTTTATTTAGTTCTTCGCTGGAACCATAATAATCTAACCAATCAGAATCTATCTTAGATTTGATTTTCTTTCGTTTCTTAGTCCCATTTTTTAATGTGACCATTTTGTAGGATGTTTTAGAAAACTTTGATAGTTTCTTCCCCACATACATACGACTGTTGGCTTTGTTCGTAATTAAATAAACAAAGCCAACACATTCGGGTAATTCTTCAACAATGATATTTTGATATGTCCACATAAGACATATTTATTCATCCTCGTCTAACCCTTCTTCTTCATAAATGTCAGAACCACATAGTGGGCAATGAACGATATCTTCGAAATTAAAGTCATCACCCTTTATTGTTATCTTTCCTTCTGCATCGCAATGATTGCAATTAAATTGTTTTACTATCATGCTGCTTTCCCCCATACATCATTCCAGCTACCAGACAAAGCACCTTTAGCATAATCTGTCACACGATTCTCAAAGAAGTTACCATGCACTGGCGCATTGATCATTTCTTCAACCCATGGTAATGGATTGCGTTTGACTTTGTAGATACCTTTCATGCCGAGACTGATCAATCTACGATCAGCAATATAACGAATATATTGTTTGACATCAGCTGCAGAAAGTTCACGCATATCACCATTGGCATAACAGAGATCGATGAATTTATCTTCAAGTTCAACCATCTTCTCAGCAATGGTATAAATCTTTCCTTTTAGTTCATCATTCCAGATTTCATTATTTTCTTTAATAAACTCTTTGAACAGACGAATCATATTCTCGGAGTGCATTGTTTCATCAACGATAGACCAAGTAACGATTTGTCCCATTCCCTTCATCATACCATGACGAGGAAAGTTAAGAAGCATGATGAACGAAGAGAACAACTGCATCCCTTCAGTGAAAGCACTGAACACGGCAATGTGGGTTGCAGTTGAAGAGAGTGTTCCATTCTTGGAACTTAATTCTGTAACGTAATCATGCTTGTCACGCATCTCTTGATATTCAAGAAATTCATTGTAAGTGGATTCAGGCATGCCGAGAGTTTCAATCAGATGTGAGTAAGCAGCAATGTGAAGTGCTTCACGTGCAGCAAACCCCATAAGCATCATACGAATCTCAGGCTGAGGGAAGTAAGGTAGATAATTGTTAACATAGCCACCAGCCACGTCGATATCACCCTGTGTAAAGAATCGAAAGATATTTGTGAGGAAGTGTTTTTCTTCATTAGTTAGTTTTTTCTTCCAATCTTTAACGTCTTCAGCCATTGGAACTTCTGTATGAAGCCAATGACTTTGTTCATGTTTTAACCATGCGTCATAAGCCCATGGATAATTAAATGGTTTGAAATATGTTCGTTGATCTGTTAGATTTGATTTTGTTTTTGCTATCATTCTTTTACCCTAAATTTATATGCTATGCTTATTCTTTGATTTGTACAGTATACTGATGGATCGAATGCCATGTGAGATAACTTTGAGTTGAATATAACTGCGGAGTTTGATCTCGGGAATACTGACAACATCACTCTGTTTGGATCTTCTGGTGACAAGAAGATTAAATGCCCACCATATTCTGGTTTCCAGTCAGCCTGAAAGAAATATACTATACTACCACAAATTCCAGGTTCATCTGGTGGAACATCCTCATGTATATGTCCTGCCATTCCATGTGATTGTCCATTTGCGTAGAGACGCATTGTCTCTACTTTTGCATTTAGATAATCTTCTGTTCTGAATCTAAACAACTCTTTAATATATTCAGACTCCATCAAGTCTTTATACCAGAATTGTCTTACCTTATTACCTTCAAGTAAATTATTATTGGGACTGGCACCAAAAACCCACTCATGATTTAATAGTTCTTTGTCAACATTATCATATTCTTCTTTTGTGAAGAAAGAGTCCCACTGATTTATACCTTCTAACATTATTAACCCTCACATGCCAGACAATCATTACCTTCTGTTAGTGCATGAAGATCAATCTCTTTGATAACCTCACGTTCGATACGCTTAGATACTTTATCTGCTTTGGCGATCTTATCACTGCGACAGTAGTACATAGTCTTTAATCCTTGTTTCCATGCTTGGAAATGCACAGCATGGATGTATTTGATATGACTGTCTGGTCTAAAGAACACATTCAACGATTGTGCTTGGTCAATATATTCTTGTCTGTCGGACGCATGTTGAACGACCCAACGCTGGTCGATTTCCATAGAAGTCTTGAAAACATCTTTTGTCCAGTCTTCCATCCAATCGAGGTGCTGAACTGAACCATCATTCGCAATGATACTAGACCATACTTCGTCTGCCCAACCTTCTTTATGAGTTTTTGATTCATTCTGAATAACCACATCAAGGTAACGATTCTTGTTTAAGTGAGAACCTGAGAGAGTATCTTGTCGATACGCATTGGCACGATAAGGTTCAATGCTAGGACTAGTATTCCCCATAAGAATGGAAGAAGAAGCATTGGGAGCAATAGCCATAAGATGACTAAACCTATATCCAGTGCCCACACAATCTGGTGCTTCTCCACGCTCTTTACCCAATTCAATATTCGCTTCATTTAATTTCTCCCTAATTGTTTTGAAAATCTGTTTGTTTCTACCAACAGACATCGGAGATTCCCATGGCAAATTATTCTTTTGAAGATAAGCATGCCAACCTAATGCACCAATACCAATGCTGCGTTCACGCTGTGCAGAATACTTAGCACGTTTAATAGAAGATGGTGCATGGTCAATAAAATATTGAAGAACATTATCAAGCATCTCAGCTACATCTTTTAAGAATAAAGGATGATCTTTCCATTCATCATAGTATTCCAAATTCAATGATGACAAACAACAAACAGCTGTTCGCTTCTCATTAGTTGGAAGAATAATTTCCGAACAGAGATTGGACTGGTTGATTTTTAATCCAAGATCTTTCAAGTGTTGAGGCATCTTACGATTAGACTCATCAATGAAGTGTAGATATGGTTCACCAGTCATCATACGCATTTCAAGAATGCGTTGCCAAAGTTCTTTTGCAGAAACTGTTTCACGAACTTCATTTGACGCTGGATCAACCAATTTCCAAGAATCATCAAAATCAGAATCAAGCATTGACTTTTCAACGATTTCCATGAATGCATCTGGGATATTAATCCCATGGTGCATGTTTAGAGTACGCATGTTTTGGTCGCCTGTAGGCTTGCGCATCTCTAAAAAACTGATGATATCTGGATGGTCAATAGATAAGTAAGCAGCATAACTGCCACGACGGGTGCGACCCTGACGGTATGCCAAACTAGATGCGTCATACATTTTGAGGTGAGGCATAACGCCAGTACTTTTATCGTCAGCCGAACGAATACCAAAGCCAATCCCAACACCACCGCCCAACATACTAAGCCAATTTGTTTCAGATAGATTATCAACTAGACCCTCCGCTGTATCTTCAATATAATTAAGGAAACATGATATAGGCAGACCACGCTTACTGCGACCAAAAGAAAGAATGGGAGTAGAATAACTGAGCCAATGATTGCTACTGTAGTCGTATAATCTCTGCGCATGTTCTTCATTGCTCCCAAATGTTTTACTGACAAAAGCAAATCTCTCTTGTGGACTTACCTCATCATCCTTCATGTAACTTTCTTTTAATCTAATTCTACCCAACTCGTCAAACAAACTATCTCGGTTGTAGTCAACCTTTATGCCATGCACAATTTCCATATCTTGCCCTGTTATTCTTTATAGTTTTACTAATTCATTTGCTAGAGGAAATACCTCAGCAATTACCTTTGCGCACTCACGTGCGACTTCTTGGTGTTCTTTTTGTGTACCATTTGCAGATCGGAGTTCGATAAAATGAATCCAGCTACGCAACGTACCATTCATGTACAAACGAGAAACAGTCAGTCCTTCTGGTAGTACTGCTCTTGCTTGTTCTTTGGCAATACCGTTGGTAATTGCCCAGTCATAAGCATTTCTTGCTTCTTCAATAACTCGCTTCTGCCTTTCTTCCCACCATGCAGCCAATGCTAGATTATTATTCTCAACGCTATTTTGACGATTCTTCGTATCTTGGAGTCGGGCTTCTCTAAGAACGAAAGATAAGTCTTTGGTTGGATCTGCATATCGTTGGCTAAATTCTTGGAAAGAGAAAGATCGATGACGTAGCATTTGTCTTGCTATATCACGAGTAGTTTCAATTTCTAAACATGCACTAACCATCTCTAGTGGTGACCAGTGTTGATGTTTAATTAAATACTTAATTAACTTCTCTGATGTCTCTGTGTTGAATTGGTTACTTGGATTGCTCACACGTGCACAGAACGCAACCAACTCCTGTACATCTAACAAACCCTCATCATACATCTCTCGAGAGGGTTTACTATAACTAATCATTCTAACATTCATATTTTTTTCCATGTACTAAATTTAAGACTCGCTTCAATACCTGTGAAGGTATTTGTATTTATCGTCTCTAAAATCTCATCTATGGTCATTCCGCTATGTAAAAATATATCATTTATATCTTTTTGTTGGATATGTTCTGGAAACATACAAACAGAATAACCTGCCTTTATATTTTTGTCAAGAAGTTTTACAATCTCTTTACTTCTTGGCTCATTATCCATTATTAAAGTTGCATTAGTAAGTAACTGCCTGATAGTAGGGGTATCAAAACTGCTTCCTGACACAGCCACACAATTCGGTATGAAAAGCGAGTCAATTGGTCCTTCGACCACGTAAATGCGTTTGCTATAATCCAAGCGATCGAGTCCATAAATTTTCTCCTGTGTTTCATCAACCTTAATGGTATAATACTTAGGTTCTTCTTTACCGTATGCTCTGCCTTGAAAAGCAAAACACTTACCTGCTGGTGTAAAGAAAGGAATGATCATACGAGGATGTTCATCCTTAATTGGCTCTTGGAATTTAGCAGTCACTGAATTGGTGAATGCTTTAAACTTCGGAGCAAAGTACAAAAGACTCCAGTTTTCACGTGGAATCTTTCGTTCGATAACATACTTAACTGCTGGGTGTGTCAGTGGTAGTTTATCAATTCTTGAGAGAGATGATAAGATATCATCTTCGAGTAAATCTTCTGTGGGAGTTTCTAGAGTGACACTGGTATCAGCAATGTCTTTGTGATCATTGTATCTTGTTGCGCCACCTTTGTAGCGTTCAAGAACATATTCATCATATAACTTAGTATCGACATACTTGATTAAGTTACCGAGATTGGTACTGTAACCACAGTTGTGACATTTTACGAAAAGATCTGCTTTGGCACGAAAGATGTAACCACGTGCTTTTAGTTTGTTGGTTGAACTATCTCCGCACACTGGACATGAAAAGTTCCAGAGATAGTCTTTCTTCTTTGTGAAGTTCCTTAGACGACCGCCAAGGATTTGTGCATATTTGTTGTCAATATAGAGCATATAGAGTAATTATACCCCATATGCTCTTGCAAAGCAAATATTAGTTCAGGAATTTTGCAAAGAAATCCAGATGACCTACTAGATAACCAAGTGCAATTGCGCCACCCACAATCATGTAACGCCATTTCTCAAGTATCCCTATGCGTTCTTTTAACTTTTCTAACTTGTCATCTAGACTGGTGCCAGTGCGATCTAAACATTCATGCACTTCGGCAACTCCAGCTTTGATCGACTCAATGCAGACAATCATTGCATCTAGTTTTTGCTCAATTTTTACATCCTTAATTTCATGTGTATTAGAGCGTGCAATTAGATTATCGAACTTAGTATCAACGTGATCTGTTATCTCTCTAGTTACTGTTGTAACACGTGAGTGTAGTTCTTTGATGTCTTGCTTTACATCAGCAACATCACTCTTAATACCTTCAACTTGTGCTTCCAATTTGGCTATTCTTTCCTGTGGTAGATTTTCCATGTTATTTGACACTCTCGAATATTTGTTTTTGTGTTTTATACCATTCAATCCAAGTGTCTACTTTAATCTGACATTCTTGATACTGACCGTAGTTTTTGGAAACAACAGAAACTACTTCACTTAGTTTCGTTGTCGGCTCGAGTAACATCAAATCTGGACAAGCTACCTTTAGTTCTTCAGGAACATCAGGAAAACTTCTCTGTACTGGTGTCGCTAAACACCCAGTTAATAATAATACAGGAACAATCAATAACAGTTTCATTTCGCTTTCCTCTTTGCAGCTTCATTGAGGATATTAATAACTTCAGTATCAACAGTACATTGTGAGTCAATGCGCTTCTCAACTTCTTTAATTCGTTCTTGTATTACTACTTGCGTTTCTTTTACTATCTTAACTTTGTCTATGTATACTTTTTGTATTTGAATATTGGTCTTCTTAGATTCGGCTTCAGAAGCAGCAACTTTAGTCTCTAACTCAGATACTTTATTTCTCCATGACATTTCAGTGGCGTAACTTCCATAGAAATAAACACCGCTAATCATAAGAATAGTTCCAACAATTCTAGCAATTCCAGAATATGGAATTAGTGGTGGAATAAATCTTGTAAAAAAACTAAGGGCATAGATGCCTATGCCCGTAATCATAATACCAAAGACAACTAAATGGAGTACCGCATCAGGTACAAATGACAGCATCCACATTTAACAAACCTCTTTAACTGCTAGTGCTGGTCTGCGAGCCATACCCATGATAGGTTTCTTTTTGCTCTTTGGTTCAATCTTTGGTTCATTTGTAGAAACTGCAGCACCAGTTGCATTAGCTGGCGCATCTTCTGCTAAAACTTTCTTGATAAGAATTTCTTCTTCAACAAGAATAACATTGTGGTTTAATGTTTCGATCAAATTCTTATACTTGGTTTCCATATTAGATGTAGTTCTAGAACCACTTTCATAATACTCTCTGATCAACCACAATGCTGCAGCCATACTCTTTAACTTATTCTCTCCACCAAGTCTATTGATCAACTTCTTCATATTGAAAACTAAACGATGCAAATAAGTATAAGAGTTTTTCTCTTGATCTGTATTAAGCATACTTGAACGCTTAATTGCATTGCCATGGGCATCGATAATGCCTAGTCTGAACGCATCTGTTTGTGGGAAATCTGTCACAAGCATGCGAACAATTCTATAAGCAATCATGTTGTCTACAATGCGACTCATTAGAGTTTCCTTAAATTTGCGATGATATACTCATCTAATGTAACATCAGAAAGTATGATTCCATATTCTGGAATAGTTTCAGGCATACGATCAAGATATACTAAAAATGTAATCAGTGAATCCCAGCAAGATTCTTCTATCTTAAAAAACAACATCTTTATTGTTGCTTCGCCAAAAATATTGTAAAGAACAATAATATGGTTTAATATCAATCGTTCTCTCAATTCATTATTATTCTTATAACGAGATAATAATTTTTTAAGATAGAGGATCTTTTTTAAATCTTCTTCAAATTCTTGCAGACTGTGACATTGTGGATTGTCATAATGATGCATTGCATATACTAAGAAATTCGCTTCAGTTAATTTTTCATTCACACCATAATACCTTCAAGAAAGAGATGGGGAGAAAACCTCCCCATCTTACATACATAATGTATTTATTATGCGTCTGCTACAGTCGCATCGTCAGCAGCATCAGATGATACACCAACCGCAGTTCCCATAGCAACTAAGCAAACTGCTTTATAACGTGTTGCGCTTGCAGAGTCAGTATATGTTTTAACTCTCCACCAGCCTGAATGTGTAATACCTTTCGCTTTGTTAGAAGCGATAGTTGCTTCAGTAGAGTCAACAAAGAATGTTTGATCCAAAGAAGTCTTACCACTAGTTTGGTTAGAATCTTGATAAACAAACTTAGGTGCTTTCTGAATCTTTACGTTAGCAATTGCTAGAGTTGCTGCAGTAGTGCCAGTAAAGTTATCAGCCAAAGTCAATGCTGTGTCGGAAGCGATAGCTGCAACACGATTTTTAGTAGTAGTACCAGAAGTGATCATAAGAACATCACCCACTGATAAGTCTGTTAAGAATGCAGTGCTAACACCAGTAACAGCAGTGCTAGCATTTGTTACGCTAACTGTTGTACCAGCAGATGGTGCTGCCGAATCGATATTTCCCCATAGTGCCATGTTGTTCTCCTTAGATTGGACTATTATTATTTATGCTTGATGCAATTTAGAATTTCCGAGATTGGCTCTTGCACCAACCTTTTGCCCCACTTTTCGCCCAGCCTTTTTTGGCTCTGCTTTTTTCATATCGTCTTTTGTCTCGAATGCTCCAGCTGGATCTTCATAGTCTGCACCATAAGAACGACCTTGAACTTTACGAGATGGCAGATCTGCCATTTTAATTTCATCTATACGATTTAAGAAATCAGAGAATGATAATGATTCTTTCTTAACCATTTTCTTCTTAGCTGGTTCCCATTTTTCTTCATGTGGTGCTTCACCTGGAAGGTTTACATGATCAATCTTTTTAAGTGGTGCTGCTTCATCTAATTTAGATGTAACATTAAATTTGTGGACTTCACCTGCACCAACTTTACCATCTTTATGTGCTTTAACGTGCACTTCAGATCCGCTGTTGTGTTTAACAATTCCAGAGATCTTGTCACCAGTCTTAGAATGATAGAAGTCCATCTCTTGGCCAGTCTTCATATGCTTGGCCATGTCTGGGTGCATCTTACCTTGTGAAGCAAAATCACGATGATTAACTTCATCGAGTTGTTCGTTATCTTCTTTAATGGCTTTTTCTTTAACCTTACCCATGGCACGTTGTGCTAATGCACGTGCTGAATCCATACCTGAACGACTTGGATTATTTGGTTTCTTGAAAGTAGATTTGTATGGACCATCAAAAGGAGGATCTTCTTGTTTAGAGTTTTCTTTTAGATGGCCAGCATTTTTAGCAGTAGTTAAAACATCTGAACGATCTTTATATGATCCAGTAAATACATCAGTAGTTAGATGTTCTTTATATTTATTATGGTGTTCTGGTTTAATATGTTTTAGTAATGCAGCACCTGCTGGATGTAAATTATCATTGAGTGCTTCTGTAACTTCTTCTTTTACATTCGTTGGCATACCATTGATTGGTTTACGTGATGCTTTCAATGCTTTGTTCTCTGGAGTACCTTTGATGTATTTCTTATCTGGAACTGGAGCGACTGGTGCATTTTCTTTTTGTAGAATCTTAAAATCTTGAGCATCGACTTTACCATTCTTGTTCTTGTCTATGTTCTTTTGTTTACCAATTAGTTTTTCATCTAATTCATTTTCTTCGCTAAAATGACTATGAGGAACTGTAGTCTTAGTAGCTGTCTTGTTAGAAGTGAAGTGAACATCTTGAACATCACGATGTACATTTACTTTAGCACCAGTTTCATCTTTGAAAGAAGTTTTTTCACCATGTTTCAAATTTCTGATTGCTTCTTGATGTTCTGGATGTAAAGGATATGAATGGCTGGCTCCATGATGAACAGTCATCATTTTACCCCAGCTATGTTTCTCAGATTTGACTGATGCTTCTTGAATTGGCTGAACTTGTTCAGCTGTAAAAAATTTAAATGATTTCACTTTGGTTACCTTTAATTTTTGTGTTCCAATATCTGACACTGGACTGCCAGCCGTTTCTATTTTATCTGTACCTGATGGTTGCAGAGTTCCTTCACTAACAGACTTTTTCTTTATAGCATGTGCTAGTTCTTCATGGTCTGCTGCTTTATCCAAATGACGATCACCAGCACTACTTCTACCCTTCGAATCATGCCAATCAGCCAATGATCCATGATAGTCTGCCATGTGCATATGGTGAGAGAACATATCCTTATTGCGTTGGGCTTTGTCTGCTAATGCAAGATGTTTATCAGCGTCTTCGAATGATTCTTCTAATTCAAGTTCTTCATGCATCGCTGGACGATAATATTTACTAAATTTCTTAAAGTCTTTTTTAATGTGTTCATGATCATCTTCATGTCCAACTAGATGGCGACCATGTGCAGAATCAAGATAATGCTTTACAGTTTTGTCATCACTATCAGTTAAACTTTTAACATGAGCATGAATCTTTTCATATGCCTCATCACCATTATGTGTTGTTTGGTGTTGGCCATGATAACCATATCCTGGATTACCAGTCTTCACTTCGTCTAACTTCATACCAGCCATCATGTCTTTAAACTTCTTCAATTGTTTTACACGATCAGCTTGTTGATCGAGAGTTTCTTCTTTGACTTGATTATGTTTCTTTAGATCATTGTCAAACTGTTTGTTTGTTGCTTTGTTTATGCCTTTAAAACGCTTGTCGCCATTGGCATAGTTACCAGAAGCATCTGCTGCTTTAGCAGAAGCACCTGCAGCTTTTTTATATCTTGCTAATAGATCTGTGGATAGTTCATCGATCTGTTCAACTTCTTCTTTAATATGACGATGCGTGAAGTGAACTTTAGTCTTACCACCATGTTCTTTTTCGACATGAGCTGAAACACCAGATGAATGATGAACTGGATCACTCTTTGATGTCATCTCTTCACGATTGTGATGCATGTCAAACTCATTTGGTTTTGAATCGTAACCAGAAGTCTTTTTGTAACCCATCTTTTGTAGATGTTTAAAGACTGCTTGGTGATCTGAATCTGTTTCAACATGCTTCATATTATGAATTGCTTTATTATCACGTTTGTATGTGCTTTGTTTTGCAGATGAAGATTTAACACCTTTAGAGAAATCAGAGATATGTTTGTTTAACTCAGAAACAGACTCTTCTAGCTCTTCTTTAACTTCAGAACTAATTGCATTTTTAGACTTACCATAAATCTTACTTCTCTTTAAAGAAGATGCAACTAATTCTTGTTCATTTGCTGCTAGTTTCTCTCCACGTCTATGACGAGAAATAAGTTTAGTTAGATAACTGTCTTCCATAAGTTCTTTGTATGTTTTAAGTTCTTCTTTAATACCCATACCTTTACGCACATCATTGTACATAGCATCTTTATGTTCTGGTTTCATTGATGAAGGAGTTCCTTTATGAAACTCTGCTTTATTACCAGATGCTGCATGCTCACGCATTTTACTTGCCGACATTCCTTCAGTACCTTCGGCATCTGGATCTCTCTCACCAGAAGAATGTACTGTTATCTTTTTAAAATTGTAATGACCATGACCAGAATCTTGACCATTATACTTATGTAGTAGATCATGCATATCTTTATGACGATCAGAACCAGCAACTACATGCAGGTGTGTCACACCTTGTTTGTGTAACTCTGCAGCATGATGTAAGATAGTTGGTTTTTCTTTGCTAGAAGAAGATACATTAGTTCCTGGAAATGCATTCTTTGCATGATTAACTTTTTGATCTGCTGAAAGAGGATTCTTTTTAGCATCTTGACTGTGAGAAACAATTAAAGAATGACCAGCACCATGTTCTTTGGCAACATCATGCATCTTTTTAACAACAGCTTCATGACCAGAAGTTACTGGATTCATGCGACCGAATACCATGGCATGGTGCTTTTCAGACCCATGGCCACCCGCATCTTTGGCTTCTTTAAATGTAATCATTTTTTGTATACTTTTAATAGGTTGGCTTTACTAAACTCTTTACGATTAACTAATTTAGTTGGCTCTTCTTTTCCATTGTGCTCATGATTAATAACAAATCCTTCTGGATCTGTTTTGTTATCACCAATGTGATGATCTAATCCACCAGTATGAGTATTTAAACTTTTAACTAATGTATCTTTTGCTTTTGCCAAGTGAATATGCATATTCAATAGATTATCGTAGTGAGACTTATTCTTTTCGATATGCGCTACTTGTGCAGCACCTTCGCCTGTATGTTTTGCCTTTGCAGCATCAGACTTAACACCAGCTGCTTTCTTTTCGTAGTGAGCAGTAACGTGGGCTTGTAAACCTTCAGCATTTGGAACTGTATCTGTTTTAACTGTATGATTAATGTAAGAAGCCAAATGACCAGAATCACCACTATGAGCAGGATGAACAGCATCATACATCTTGTGACCATGAGTATCATGAATTTCTTTGGCAGCAGCCATGTGTTTGTGAAATTGGTCTTGCGCTTCTTTAGGGTAATCTACTTTAGAAGTATCATGATTAGCAGTCTTAAGATGCACGTCTTTATGATCACCGAAGTTATGATTATCAGGATGTGGAGTTACATGCATTGATTCTAAAGATTTCTTATCAGCACCTTCTTTGTGTTCATACTTTTGATGAACAGCAACACCGAATTTAGATTCAGCTGCTTTCTTTGCTTCATCGCCTTTAGCAGTATAAGAGATTGTATTTGGAGTAAACTTAGCAGTGCCTGCTTTTTTATCATGTTCAACATCACCCTCAGAATGCATGATGTCACCTTGGTAAACACCTTTCTTTGGTGTCACTTTTGGTAGATGTTGTAGTGCTGCTTTTAGTTTAGTGGCTAGACCTGGAGCATGACCATGATTCTTATCGATGTCAGCTTCTGTATGATTAATCTTTGGATCTTTATTGAAAGCACCTTTTGTTCCAACAAAGAATTTACCATTACTTGGGTGATGTCCAAAAACAACTGAAGGTGAACCATCAAACTTCATCGTTAATTTACTACTATTATTTCCAGCCTTTGTGTGCTCATGAGCAGACATTAATGCACCATGTGCATGCTCAAAACCTTCATGCCCATGCATCAATGGACGATCCTCAGCATGAGTAATGTGCTTTAGTTTATCACCAGCATCTGAGCCATGGCCAAGTGCATCTTTTTCTTCTTTTAAATATGTTAAAAATGATTTCATTAGCAGTTCCACTTTCTTAGTGCGAGTGCCTTACGAGTAGGCTCGCCATTTGGTTTCTTCATTGCGCCTTCCATGCCACCCATTCTAGCACAGAAAGACTTACGACGATTAGCTGCTTTGCTACCAGCTTTTAATTCTGATGGAGGTGTTGTCACGGGTGCTTGTAAATTAGCACCCTTGGCATTGTATGCATCACGACCTTTTTGAGTCAAACCACCAGTGGAAGATTTATGACCTTTGGCATCAACTGCAGCTTCGAAAAGTTCTTCATCAGAAACTTCCTCAAACTTTTCCCAAACCATTTCTGGATCTAAGTTATGTTGAGTAGCGAGATCACTTACCATCTCTTCAATAAGGTCAAATTGTGCTTCAACATCTTCTTTCATCTCAGAGTACAAATAGTCAGCTGCAGTCTGAATATAATCAGTTGCAAGAGTAATCTTAGATTGAACCCACTCTGGCAAATCAGTGTCTGGCTTTAGTAGATCTTTAATCATATCAGCACAACGTGTTAGCGTTGCCAATTGATTTAGTGCCATGTCACCTTCGTAACCATACTCTTTATTATCTTTTGCTTCATTCGTTTGCGATGCTTTCAATGCTGCTGCAGTTGGAGCACCTTCGCTTCCAGGCTTGCGCATCTTTTCGCCAGAACCAGCTTTAATTCGTTTTTGTTTGGCATGGATGTTGTCCCACAATCCACGCTGGCTTTCTTTGATACATGAATCAGCAGAGCATGGTTTAGTTCCTGGAACTCTTTTATATCCAGTCCAGCAGGTGCATCCTGATTTCTTTGCTTCTTCTATTAGCTGTTTAAATGAAAACATTTTTTATCCTATTTTCTTAGCAGAAGCACGTAAGAACCATGCATGCTTCTGGTGTGTATCTATTCTATCCGCAATAAAATTACAAATACCTTGTTGTTTGTCTGCATTTGCAATAGTGAACACTTTATTTAGGCTAGCCAAGACTTCGTCATTTGCCTTGATAAGACTAGCCAGAATATCAGAAAGAAGTTCTACTCTGGTAGTCTCTTCCTGTAATGTTTTATACTTAAACAGGTCATCTAAACTGACTGGAGCATAATCATCTAACTTACGTAGCAGTTCACCAATTGGATCTACTGAGTTATAAACATCAGTATACAGATCTCCAAAGAATTCATGGAATTGAGTGAACTCTATGCCCTCAATGTTCCAATGAAATTGATGAGCCTTATAGTACATCACTGTTGTATTTGCCAACAGGACTTTGATTGCTGTTTTTAGTTCATCCATTTTTTATATGTTCTTTAAATGTAATTATTTTAACATCTTGTATCCATTTAGATACTAATTTACCAGAGTCTTCTTTTAATAGTAGATGGTTTGAACCACGCTTAACAATCTCATACTTCTTACCATTAGACTCAACAACTTCTCCGACATTAAAGATTTCACCTGAGTGATACATCTCACGAATATCGTCTTTAACTAGATTGATCTGCTCTTTGATTATATCTAAACCAAGACCAGTTCTTATGTCATTCATTAATCTACGACTATCAAGATCTCTAATAGATGATGGTAGTGCTTTCTTAAACTGTTCATACAATCCCTTGGAAGCGAATGAACGAATAGTTTCAGATTCGTCTGGATCGCTTTCTCCAGTATTGATAACAGTAACATTATACTTCTTTAGTGCTCGTGGAACTTCTGCGCCAGTCACTAAAATAATATTTGAATAGTTTTCTTTTAGACTCTTAACGATATCTACCAAATTCTTTTCAGATTCGACAAAGTTGGTCTTAGGAAAAATCAGATTCAAATACTGAAGTTTCTTTTCTACTAATAGTGGATTCTTTTTCGCATCGCTAACAGTGGATGCATAGATTACGTGGTCTGCGCTACGTTGCTCAGCCAGTGCTTTGACAGCCTTTACAATAAGTTCATGACCCACGTTTGGAGGGTTAAACTTACCACAGGCTAGAACTACCGTTTTAGATGGGAGTTCTTTTAATAATTGTTTGTAATCTTTCATTTAATCCATCTGTATAGTATTATATCTTATTTATAATCCTCAATGTTTCATCGAGAACTTTATACCTGTATTGTCGGAATCCTTGGCATTGGCTCCATATGCAAACTTAAATTCAGCGTTAGAAAACAACTTCTTAGAGAAGGTCATCGAGTCGCCAACGAAGTTTAGATAGACCTGTTCAGTCTTCATCTCTCTACTAATGTTATTTAAGATTTCTTGATAGATCTTATTCTTATTCATATACTCGACTAAAGCATATCCCATTGGGGCTAAGATTAAAGAATAGTATTTTTTATAAGTTGGAGTGCTAAAGACTACAGCTAATGAATCTGGACTAGCATTCTTACCCAAGGACTCGTACATCGGAGCATATTCTGTATTGAACATCTTGATTCTGTTGGCTGGAGTTTTACTTGCAGTTGCTATTTTCTGTATAGCTGCAGATACATCTGCAATAGTGAATGCTCCCTTTGCACCAACTATAGATTTTAGAGTAGTGTAAGAGGGTAACTTTAAAGTCTCGAATGCTTTAAGAATTTTTGTAGAAGTATTATCATCAGCACCAGCCAAAGCCTGTAAAACTCCGATGGCTTTCTTTTCTTCTGCTGTTGGTGTCTTATAGACTTTGCCGATGTTATTAACAATAGCACCAATTGATGGAGCAGCACCTGCTTCGAATTTAGCAGATACATCTACGTGAACAGATTTATTACCAACCTTTTTATCAAGATAAAAGTCAACCAATGCTTCATTACTGATAACAGAGAATCCAAACTTTGTATAACCCTTACCGAATGGTTGGGTTAGATACCAACGAAGTGATAAAATTTCCCCAAAGTCTTTACCGATTGCTTGACGATCTTGTGGCTTAATTGAGACCATTGCTTTCTTGGCAGCAGCATTCATTGTGATACTATCTTTAGTGGTTTTATTATCAACAATAGATCTATACAATTCTGTTAAAACAGTTTTGATATCTGCTCCAACTTTAAGATTATCGATACCTGCATACACAGCCTTATCGAATTTAGCAATATCAGTATACCCAGAAGCAATAGTTAAATTTAATTTCTCTGGTGCTAGATCTTTAGTCTTGAGAGTACCCTTCTCAGTAAATGTATTGAGAATGAAACAAGTGGCACCAGTCTTACAATCAGCAATTGCTGTAGTAAGTGTCAGTAACTTTGCTTTGTACTTACCAGAGATCGCCTTCTCATCTGTTGCGCTAATGTCACTTAACTTACCTTTTATACCAGAAGATTTTAGAAGATCTTCCAAAGTTCCTGGATGTGCTACTTCTACAGACTTAATCTGAGTCTGATATCTGGATGTTTTTACAGAAGCACCAGCACCTTTCTTCTTAAGAAAGTCTGATATGTTCTTGGCTGTTAAAGCCATTTCAGGATATTTGTATGCCATATAGTTGATCTTACAATAATCAACTATTTAGGTCAAGTCATTCGGTTGTATTTACGATCCCATTTACCGATTTGATCTATGATCTTTCGAGTGGCCATGTTGTTTCTTAAATCGTAATCAAACGTCTTTAAGAAGAAGTGAAGAGTAGACGAATCTCGTTTCTTTTTATAACGATTCAACAGGATGTTGATTTCTACTCTGGGTCTACGCATCTTAAAATCTAGATACACACAATGCGCATATGCTTGTATCTCATCAAACTCAGAGAGGTATGCTCTCTGTTCATCCTTCTTTGCTATACCCACCTTTTTATATGGTACAACGTAGTTACTCCATGAGTCATCTCTTCTCTCGTACTGCATGAAGTGTATCAATTCGTGCATGAGAGTTTGAATAAATCTCATCTTAAATGCTGTCCAAGACTTATTTGTAAAGGAGAATGAATTGAACCTATCAGTATAGATTTGTATGGTTATCTGTCTCTCATCTGGAGCATATTCACCACCAATTCCTACATAGGTTTCAGTCCACTTTGCTTTAGACTTTTCCTTACGCCATTCGACTTTGGTGCGCCACTTCTTAGCATAGTTGGCAAGACCGACAGAATCGTTCTTATAACGATCTAGATCAATCCAGACTTTTGAGGGTGTGAGTTTAGCTCTGAATGGACGCTCATAAAAGTTGAGCAGTTCCATCCAGTCGTAATTGGCTTTTTCTAGGAAGTTCATAGTTCCCAGAAAGTTCTTGCTTAACTAAACTGTTTCTCCAAGTGCGCAAGTACTTTCCCCTGCTCCTCTAAGTTAGTGTTTACAAACTCAGTAATATAAGGCATCAAGTCAAAGTTTGACAATAGATTACTATATTTAGTCTCCCGACCCTTTAGGAAAGTTTCAGACTGGTCAGAACCCCTATTTTTGTATCTCTGTTCTAACATAGGTTTCGGGACTGCCAAATAGACCACTTGCAATTCGGTATTAGGTAACTCCATACAAAACTCTAGGAATGACTGGTTGAAGACTCGATCTCCCTCGAAAAGGATATTGCAGTTATTAGACTTAACCCACTCTTGGAGGTTTGGTTGGACTGCCATCGAAAGCCGATCTGTTCCAGCAAAGGTTTCACCCTCATCATATTTACCAAGGATGTATAGATCTCGTTCGGTATTATAGGATGCTGATACCAACTTGGCTGGTTCACCTACAATCCACTGTTTATTTTCCATAAATTTACGAAACAGTGTAGTCTTACCAGTTCCAGGTTGCCCACCAACTGCGATAATCTTTCTAGTCTTAGTGGGGTTTCTAATCAACTGAACACTAATCTCGTCAACTACTCCAAATTTATCAAACATTTCTGACTTCCTTTATTAAATCCATCAATTCTTCTTTATTAAATACCCATACTCTTCCACGAAAAGATATAGTATCTGAGTCAAGATCTTGCTTCTTCGTGAATCTTGCTTTGTTAATTATACTTTCAGAAATCTTCTTAGACAAATTTTGTTTAATGATGTCGTGGTAGTCTACAGTTTCTTTCAATTTGGCAAGTTCAAATGTTGTAACTTTATGTTCAACGACAACTTCATTCATATCAAATTGATCTAAAACTTCATCTACAGGTTTTTGTACACTTATGGTATTTGTAGTATAAGATCCACTTGCTGCAACAGTGCCTGTATTCATTGCAGTATTGATACTGAGAGTCCCACCATTTGAAAATGGTTGTAAACCTGTACCAGTCACAATCATATTATCACCCCAGTTGGGCTGTGGTTTATTAATAGCCATTAAAAATTCTCCAATCCAATTAGTATAGATTCTTCATCATTAAACATCCATTCTAAATTTTCTAATTTACCTGAATTCAGGAAAGAAGAAAACCTTTCTTTATCGATACCACGTTTATGGTCTAATCTAAAATCAATTGTTTCTTCACGTGCTTGCCAAAGAACATCCCAATCAATACCATACCAACTATCATTCTCTGCTTTAACAATCTCTTCAGCCTGACGATCTAGATAGTAACCAAGGTAACGTCCATGGTGTTCTCTGAATAGTTTCTTAAAAGAACACAAGCAGGTTTCCATGGTAAAGAAATCAATCTGTCCTGCTAAGTCAGGGAATCGTCTTTTACTTTCTTCCAGAATTTCTTTTGCATGTACTTCGAGGTTTGAATACTCCATATTACTGAGTCTTCGATCACAATCGGATTCTTGTCCAAGGGCATACAGAAGTCCATTACGATGACTACGGGAACCATCATAATCGTCCAGCATGAGAGAAGTAGGATTAACAGAGATGCCAGCAGTATGTTTAAGATGCTGTAAGTAAAACCAAGTGGAATAACGACCAAATTTATGCAGGCTCGACTTAACCCCATCCCACAGTCTATCAAAAGTGTCTTCCTCTGATGATGCATAAAAACTTTCCATCCTATCACGTTGTGTTCCACTTCCTATAAATTTTTGGTAAGACTCGAACATGGCAGGAAGATGTCCTTTGTTCCACTTTGTATCAGTTTGATATCGTAGTCTCTTATAGTTAGCTGTATTCCATTGAGTGATTCTATCAACTGTTGCTAATTCATAATCAGGAAACTCATTCATTAGTACCCATGCAGTTTGCAACTGGTATGTATTACCATAAAGCCATGCAAACCAAAGACGCTGTTCATCATTGTGTTCATATCTTTTATTAAGATAGTTCGTTGCCCATACTGCTGGATCACAATCATCATACTTCAATGACCATGCGTACCAGCGTATGAATGCTTCTTTACGATTTTCTTGTAAACGATAATCCATTATAAAAATTCTTGTAGTGTTGGTTGATTCATAAGAGCATCTCGTAGCCATGCTGTACCAACTGCATCAATTGCTGTTTGAGTTTTTTCTTTCTTCTTGTCACCCCATTTATATAATTCTAATCCTTCTAACCTAAACTGATCTTGTGCTTTGCTTGGTGGCAGAGCAGAGGATGGATTGATAATAGCATTATTTCTGTAGCTAATTTGCTCTTGCCTAGTTGAGAATAATGGTTGGTCAGAACGTAACGAGCCAGTCGGGTCAACTGCCCAGAAGATGAGTCCATTGCGATAATGCCATGTGACTGAAGAAGGTGTGCAAGAGATTTTAAGTCGTTTAGACTTTCGTTCTTCGACTGCGTATTTAATCCATGCGTCCCAACACTTTGATGCGTATCCATTTCCTTCTTTTCCTTCGAGTGTTACGATCTCATACAGGTTGGCATAACCATCACGATTGAATGTAGCAAAGATTAAACAAACAACATCACCATTAACTTCATAAGCCATTGGTAATGCTTTGTCATAATTGTGAAACCGATACCATAATGAATGTGCAGCCGATAAGAATTTTGTATTCTTACCAGCTGGACTATTTGAAATAATGTTTTCTACTTTTGCTAAATCAACTAATATCATTTTTGGTAATCTAATGCATCTTTAATATCAACTCGCTCAATCGTCAATGCAAGGTCACCATCAAATGTATTGTAATGATTCATAAGAACATTAACTGGAAACCCTGCAACCTCAGCACGTTTTGGAACATCTGCCGTAGAGGTAATTATACTCCCACATTCAATACTTGTCAAGTATAATGGACGTTTACCATTACGATAGAATCGCAACTTACGATCTACATAAAGTTCACACACTGCCATAGATGCATCTGGGAACTCTCTGAGTGGGTCATCTGAATGTAATACTAACTCAGAGTCATTCTTAGTTTCAAATGTGTAAGGATAAATGTTACCCCAGTTCTCAGGAAGTTCTTGTGTAATAACTCCATTATGAACAATGGACTTCAATTCATTTGCTAGCGGTTGATTATAAGATAAATCGCTAGTGCTATATCTACAGTGACCAATAAGGTAAAGAGTACCATCGTCATTAACCATCTCCTTCATATTATCAATATGCATATGAGTATCAATAAATCTATCAGATGGCATTGCTTCTTTGATAGTTACAACTGACTTACTCCAATGCGGTAAAAAAGATATACCTGTCGCATGCATTCCTCGAATCTTAGACTCAAGGAATACTCTACGAATCATTTCAAAATCCTCATGACGAGGATTCTTTAACACAGCACCAATTATGGAACACATTATTAGAAAAACTCCTCAAGAGCACCTTTGGTTGTAGGATGATATTTAGCAAGCATATCTTCACCACCCTGTTTAGCACTCAAGAAGTCATACCACTCTTTCTCATCCCACATACCTGCAGTAACACCATTCCAAAGATGGCGATCTTTATGTTCTGGGTGTTCTTTATTTAACCTGCGTCCCTCTACATATTCATAGCGTGCATCTTCATATGCTTTGCTACCCAACTCGAGCATCTTTTCTCTGAAGTAAACAACAAGACTAATACGCTCTGAACCTTCTGGACAAACAATCGGAGTATTACCATGCATAACTTCGTGATTGTTGATAAGAAGCAAATCACCTGGACGTGGATTAACTGCAACACGATACTCAGGAGCAATCAGATATCCACCAGTATACTTACCATCATTAGACAATGTCAATAGATTCGACAAACCTTCATTCAAGTCACCTGCATCGTAGTGAGCAGCAGTTCTAAATGTATTGTTAACAGTGATAGTTGTGAATGGAGTTTCAGGAACTAAGAATGCTGAATCAAGTTTGTTTGCTGCAGACATCTGCGCTGCAAAACGCTCTGGAAGATATTCCTTAAATCCTTTAGATAGTTGCTGAAGGAATGGATATGACATCTTAAACTTTTCAAAGTTATTTGCAGTATAAGAAGTAGCACGACCATAAGGGATACGTGGGTAACGATCGAACCAACCAGCAATGCCAGAAAGAACTCCATTAGCATAAGTTGTTGGACAAACATATTTCTTTTGAATGCGCAGGGATTCGTAATGTTGTTCTGTATCTGATAGTTTGCTTGTCGCTTCAACCCACTTCTCGAAATCAAAACCATCTTTCTTAACTGCTTGGATACCCCAAACATTATTTCGTGTGGATGGTTTCTGAACAGCGTTTTTATATTTCTGACGAATCTGTTCAACTGGATCTTCACCAAGCATAGCCTTTGCTTCTTCAAAGTATTCTAAGATGGCATATTCATACTCAGTAACCCACTCACGATTACCCAATTTGTCGCCACGTGGTCCAGCTGCTTTACCTCTGTTCTGAGTTTCAGTTGCTGCATCTTTCAGACCAAGATATGCTTGATCTTGTTGCTCTTGTGTGAAGTAGTTCTTACGAAACTTTAGAACAATACGCTTCTCACTGTAAGGATCTCCACCATCAATTGATGATGGCATGTAAACATCAGTATCTTCTTCGATGAGATGATCATAATGAGATTCGTCTACGAATGTTCCTTCTAACTTTGAACAATCAAACTTTTCTTTTGCTACGATAACTTTTACCATATTCTCTCCTAAAACTTAAATCCGCTAAATTTTTCTTCAGTATTCATTCTCTTACCAAATGTACCTTTGTCAAAAACTGGACCATCATCTTCTTGACCAGAGTCAGACAATCCAATTTGTGCAGAGGCTTCGACATCATACAACCTCATTTTAGATCTATCAATCCCAACTACGAATCTTTTAAAGTAACTAGGATCATTATACCTGTTTTTTAATTGCTTGACAATTATTTGATTCAACTGTTCTAATTCTTCATTGCTAATCAATGCAACCATAAAGTCAGCAGTTGCTGGTAAGCCGAATGACTCTGAAGTATCTTCGAGTCCTGGATCAGAGTTTGTGAATCCAGATCGAGTAGTTTGTGTAGCCGATACAATCGGAACATTATACTCAACTGCAAGACCCCTTAACTCTTCTGCAATACTCTTAATATATGTATAAGAGTTAACACTTCCACCTTGCTTCATGCGTTGAGACGCACAAATGTTCAAATAGTCAATGAATATGATGTCTGGCGCATATTCTCTCTTCAACTTTAATTCTTCCAACAATGCTCTGAAGTGACCAGAGTGTGCGCCAGCAGTTGGATATTCTTTAATGATCAACTTACCTTTAGTCTTTTTAGCAATCTTATCAATACGATTCTCGTAAATATCTTTATCGATAACTTTCAACTCATCCATAGTAAGGTTCAGTAAGTTTGCATCGATACGTTCTGCGATTCTTTCTTCAGCCATCTCCATAGTAATGTAAAGAACATTCCTACCCTGAGTCAATACTCCTGCAGCCATGTGACACATGAACAGAGACTTACCAACACCAGTACCAGCCAATACAATGTTTAAAGTTTTCTTACTCAATCCACCTTTGGTGATTTTGTTAAAAATATCCAAATCGAAAGGAACTTTTTCTTCAACCCTGTGATAGAATTCATAACGACTTGTATGGTCATCGATGTAATCATGACCAACATGGTTATCGAAAGACACAGCAAGAGCATCACTAAGAATAGAGGGAAGAGCATCACTTGTATGGGTTTTATCCCGACCATCAATAATTTGGATTGATTTAAGAATTGCATTATATACAGCCCTGTCTTTACAAAATTTCTCGGTGTTTTCCATCAACCAGTCTTCATTGACTGGTTCATTGCTGATGTTTTTTATGTATTCATTAATGTCTGACAGTTCTTTATCGTTTAAGTCTTTCCTGTTACCTACTTCAATTGATAAAATCTCTTTAGTTGCTGGCTTGTTATATGTTGTGAAGAATTTAATTACTTCAGTTGCAAGGACAGCTTCGTTTCGTTCAGAGAAATAATCTTTTTTAATAAATGGGATAACTTTACGACAATACTTTTCATCATGTATCAGACTGCTCAGGATCTTCTGTTCTATTCTCATCAATTCCACCAGTGTATGTAATGCTATTTTCTTGGAGTTGCTTAGTGATCAAGTGTTGGAGAATGTGACCAATGTATATTTCAAATTCATCGTCATCATAACTAACACCTGAATCTTCTAGGATGTCATATTCAAATTTCATATGAACTTTCTCGGTTCCTTCTTCATCAAAAGAAACTTTTCCATAGGTATAGATTATACCTTTGTATGGTCCATCAGTCAAACGTAATGCGTCGAGACCAGTCTTCCTATTCTCGACTACTGTAACTGGCGGTTCTGCAAGATGTTTATTCATCGAACTCTAATGCTTCTAGTGCAGTATCTAATTCATCACGCATCATTACTTCGCCCTGACCGATTGAATATTTGTTCTTGATAAAATCATAGAACGACTTACTTGTAAGAATTGGCAACCAGAACTCTTTTGAGTCTGTATCTTTGATGCGATATTTCTTGTCATCGATCTCACCAGTTTCTTTGTTTACCTTTTGATACCAACCATTCGATGGCTTGATGACATGTCCTGACTCAAGCGCCACGTCAAGTAGACCAGACCACTTAGATAGACCACCATCAAAAGATACACTAACAGGGATTTTGGATTTTTCTTTGACATAACGACTTTTCTCCACGTTGATGATAAAGTTGTAACCTACAATCTCTGTGCCTTCTTTCTCTTGCTGACGACCAAGAATGTATACGTTATCTGCGGAATACATTGCACCAGTACCACCACCAACGATTGCTTTAGGGAACATACCAATTTCCATGTAGGTGTGATTAACAACAACCAGTGGAATGTCTTTTAAGTTCAGATGTGGTGTAACCATACGGAACAAACTCTTTAGTTGTTTTGCTCTAGTCATATCACCAACAGACTTACCTTCCATAGCATCTTCAACTTCTTTCTTAGAAGCAAGATTACCAATTGAGTCAATTACAATAATCAAATGCTCACCACGCTCAACTTCAGATAGTTGTTGCATGATGTCAAACTTCAATTGTTCTACATCGGTAAGGGGAGTGTGCACAACACGTGACGTGTCGATTCCGAAAGTATCAAAGTAAGACTGAGGAGTACCGAACTCAGAATCGTAAAAAAGTAAAGCAGCATCTGGATATTTGTCAAGATAAGATTTTGCCATCAGTAAACTGAAAGCAGTTTTAAAGTGTTTCGATGGACCAGCCCACATTGTAATACCTGGAGTGAGTCCACCATCAAGGCGACCTGATAAGGCTACGTTGATAATTGGAACAGAAGTAGGAATCATATCCTTCTTCTTAAAGAACTTTGATTCAGAAAGAATCGCAGAGTCTTTGATTGTGGAATTCTTTTTAATTTTGTCTAAGATGCTTGCCATATTATACCTTTAGAAATTCTAACAACTGTGTTTCAGACAATGATCCAACAACACGCTTTAATTCCTTTTCTTCTTTGTCTACTAGAACCATAGTTGGAACAGATCGAATATTAAAGTCTTGCGCCATCATAAGATTTTCATCAATGTTTACGTCTTCAACTGGAACTGTAACTTTATCACCAGCACCTTTGATCACCATTGTCAATCCTTTGCATGGACCACACCATTCAGCATAAAATTTAAGAACCTTCATTTATTTCTCCACAACAGCAACAATGTTTTCCTCATCGATAATGACTCGCTGTGCGTCACCAATTTTAACGACTTGGGCTTTATTCCATTCGATGTAAACTTTATCTCCAACTTCTACCATGGTTACATCTGGTCCAATTGCAAGGACTGTTCCCTGTTTGGAATCTCGTGCAGATGTAGTACCATCTAAGATGATTCCTGCTTCAGTGGTTTGATCTACTTTATTCTCTGCAACAAGAACTTTTTTCTTCAATGGCTTAACTATCATTTATTCTCCTAAAATTATATTATACTCTATGTATAATTACAAGACAACTATGGATTAGACTTAGAGTGTGGTACATCGAACACAAATGTAATTCGTGTACAGTCACCTGTGTTTTCAGTTCCATGCATAAGTTTATTATTGAACCAGAGCAAAGTTCCAGGTTCAACATCTACATATTCATCACCGCAAAAGTATCTATACGTACCTTGGATTGATAGATGGTATCGATCTCTTGTAAGATAATAAGTCCCATGATCAATATGTTTTTCTACACGTTCACCAACTGGCAATGCTAGGAATCCACAACGACTAAATTTCTTAAAATTTCTTCTCATGAATCCTACAACTTCTGTATGATTAGCAATCGCTCTGGTTGATATACATATCTCAGTGTTACCAACAAATTCGTCTTTGTTTGTAACACCTCCCATGACTAATTGCAGTGTACCAACTGGCGCAAATTTCCATCCAGATTGAGTTGAGTCACCGATATCCTCAATTCGTTTTTGATGATCCCAGTCAGTTGGATGTTGTTGAAGTTGCTTCAATATCTTTGAAACATTGATTCCAGTTTTAATTATTCTAATGTTGCTCATACTCTTGGTCCAAGAATCCATCCAACTATACTTCTTCTAAAGCCACTGGTGACAGGAGTGACTTCGTGTAACATTCTAGAATCAAAGAATGTAATTGATCCATATTTCTTGTTTGCTGTATATGTAGTATTACCATCATAGACTAGAACTTCACCACCTTCATACTCTTCTGGTTTAGACATCTGCATAGAAAATGATAACGATCTTGTTAATGCATTATCTGTATTTACAGCATCTGGATGGACTCCATAAAATCCTTCATACAAAGAATCATACTCTGCAAACTGTAATGCTTCTATACCATATAAAACTTTGTTAAAATTAGTAAGGTTTACATGGTGAATTGCTGTACATAACTTTTTATAGAAAAACTCATATTCAAAGAAGTCCAAGAAACATACATTAGACTTTCTACGTTCGTGTGCTTTCTTGACCATCTTTTCGTAGTCTTCTACATTCTTTGGATCAGTATATCCAACAATAGCAGCAGTTGGCTTCTCTGTGTTTAAGCAACTTCTAATATAATCAAGTTCCTTTAAATCAAAGAAGTCATCAACAGAAAGAACTACACGTCTGTCTTGTATGTTTACTAGTGGGTAGTATGAATGTTCAGCCAAAAAAGTTCTCCAATGAACTTTGTTCTTGAGTCTTCCAACCCAATGGTTCGATTACAATTTGAAGTGCGTCCAAGAATACTTTCTCGAACTGTTTGTCATAATCTATGTATGATTCCAATCCAAGTTCCTTTGGAAGTTGTTGCGGGAATGCAATGATATCTTCTTGTAATGGATTTGGTTTTTGAACATAAACAAACTTGATCTTATCACCATCTCGAATCGCTTGGTACTTTTTATCTAGTCCCATCTTTTTAGTATAGTGATTATACAACAAAGAACCACGAACATGGATTGGAGTTCCCTTTGTATAAATCGGAGAACCTGCATACTGCTTCATACCATTAACACCACGTGGGAATGCTATGTCTTCGATCGGTAATTTGACAAACTCTTTTTTAAACTCTGTGACATACGTGTGTAGTTTCTTTTCATCTCCCGAGAGAATAACTTGTAACGAATCTTTGAGTTTGTCACGAATAACAGCAGGTGTACTCGACTTGACCATTTCCAAACCCATAACTTTGATCTTAGGCTTCTCATACTGTACACCTTCTGAATTATGAACATTAATAACATAGCGTTTCTTGGCAGTCCAGATTGCCTTGTCAGCAAGAACCTCTCGCTTCATCTGCATCTTTTGACTATATGCATTCATATAATCAGCCAACTCTTGGTAACCTGAATCAATGAATGGTTGGAAAACATCTTCGCAGATCTTATCCATAAACTTGATCTTTTGTTCTGTTGTCTTACCTTCACAGGTTCGTTCAACAAGTTCTTCAAGAGTTAGATAGATCGAGTCAGTGTCAATCGCAATAACAAAATCTTTACCTTCGGTCTTTAAAGTCTTGTTAAGGAATGCATTCAACTTATTAGCCATCCAACGAATAGACAACTGACCAGAAGTAGTAATTCCTTCAGCCATACGAATATCGAAATAGCGGAAGTACTGATTACCCATGGCACCATAAGCAGAGTTCAATGCAATCTTCATCGCCATCTGCAGATTGTTTAAGCGAGAGATATCCTTCAACAAATGTTTCTTTGTTTTGTCTTTCTCGTATTCCTGTTGAACCTTTAGCATCTGTTTCTTAAACTTGCTTCGGTCAGTATACATCTTCTCCATCAACTCAGGCATGAACCCTTTGACTTCTTTAGTGTAAGTCCATCCATTCGCAGTGACACAAAGATCTCGTTGCTTTGCATACGAAAGATCAATCTCTTTGTTAAGCAACTTCTCTACATTGACTGGCATCTTCTCAGACGTTAAAGTCTCTGGGCTGATGTTGTATTGCATGATCAAATGCGGGTACAATGAGTTCAAGTCAAAGGAAGCCACCCACTTATGCATACCAACAAGTGGATCTTTAACATACGCACCTTCAAATTGTGCATCTTTACCAGAGTGTGTTTTAGCAGGAATGACAATATGACGAGCACGTAAATGATTATAGATGATAGTATCCCACATACGAACCTGTGAGTAAACATCTTCTGGATTAATCTTTGCAGCATACGCCATGGTCAGGTGCAACTCTAAAAGTCGCATCTTGTCTTCGAGTTTGTCAACCAACTCTACGTCATGGATGTTATACTCAACAAATGCTTGCCAATAGTTAGTATAGAAATCTTTGAAGTCAACTCCAGGATTCGGTTTCTTTTTGTCAGCAAGTTCTTGCTCAGCGATATAGTCGAGGCGATATGATTCCTGTTTTGAATAGGTATACTTCTTGTAGAGTTCAAGATAATCTAGCTGAGAGATGCCAATGATATCGTAATGAAGTTCTTCATTACCTTTAATGAATGTCTTTCTCTCATTGATCATGCCCCATGGAGAAATTTTCTTAGAAACATCTGCACCAAGTTCACGATCAATCCTACGAATAAGATATGGCATATCGAAGAAGTCGGTATTCCAACCAGTGACAACATCTGGATAATTGTCTTGCCAGAAAAGCATAAACTCTTTTAGCAAATGTTGTTCATCACGACAAGTGATATAGACTACATCGTCACGATTATGCACGAATGGTTTAGAACCAAAAGTGATAATGCGCTTTGACTGTAGATCTTTGATGGTGATTAGAAGAACTTCTTCATTGGCAAGACGAACATCTGGGAAACCATTCTCTGTAGAAGTTTCAATGTCAATTGTAAATACTTTGATCTGTTCCATGTCCCAGTTAACAGTGTCATAGTTGTCACTGATATACTGATATGCATAGTTGGTATTACCATAAACAGCAAAGCCTTCTACCTCATCATATCGTTTGACGAAGTCTCGAGCATCTCGAATGGATCCAGGTTTAATTTCATCAACGAAAATTCCCTCCAGTGTTTTCCACTTGGAGGGTTTGTTTGATGTTACATAAAATGTTGGTTGGAAATCTAGTTTACGTTTGTAAGGTTTCCCCTTTTCATAACCTCGAATATAGATCTTGTCTCCAATCGGATGAACCGATGTATAAAATTCCATTACCAGCTACCCTCATCTACAATTCGTTGTTTAAACTTACCGTAAAGACCATTGAGTTCAACGTCTACTTCAGCATCAATAAGTTGACCAATACCAGAGGATTGATCAGAATAGATTGTTACATAACCAGCACTAACTCTAAGGCTTGCATTTGGGTTAAGTTCATCTACGAGTTTGAGAATCTTTTCTAAAGCATCACGATGTAAAGTTATTTCTTGTGTCATAATATTTTATTTGCCATTCTTAAAATTTTAACTTGATCACTTGGGGCGAGGTATGCTCTAACTGCGACTTGTCTTGATAGGTCTATTGGATTATCATAATAAGTAAATTCTACCAAATTATTCTCAAGCATAAACTCTGCCATCTGATGGATTAACTCAGACTTCAGCTTGTCTCTGGCGTCTGGATCTCCATCTTCCAATAGAGTCTTCCATTCGTAAGACATTCTGGCACGACCAACCACCATCTTTCCACCAATGATATAATCATATGTTTGGAATACTATATCATTTACCATACATCAACATCATAGCATCTAATGCGCAGTCATGAACAGGATGATGTTTAATCACATCAGTTCGGTTGAACAAAGGATGATCAATCTCGCAGTAACCATTTGTAGTTCCATAAAGGATATCTACTGCTGTTCGAACATCTCTCCACATAGCATATCCTGTAAGTACTTGCATGTCAACTCTAGTTGACAGCGAATCAATTGCCATTTGGTCAAGAGAACCACGTGCCCACATTGTTTGATTCTGAGCATTTGGAACCTTGTTCATATAGTTATGCAATGTAGTGATAGCATCTTCAGCAAGCATATCGTCACCAGAAGGTTTAAACGAAACTTTATGAACATATTCGTGTTGGTTCTTCCACCACTCAAGTGTTCCAACATCAACAGATCGTTTTAATCGTTCAATCTGATCCTTGGCATTTAACTTAACAAAGCATGCATTGTCCAATAGATCTTGGTAGGTTGGACGTTTCTCTGGATCAAAATGAATCAATGCAGCAGATAGAATTACACAGGTAGACTCTACTCCTAGAGTCTCCACATCGAACATAAACATTACCAGTCCCTTTTGTAGCCAACTTCAGTTACAAATACTTTAATCTTCTTGTCGTCATCCCAAGATTTGCAATACTCATTATCAATATCGCACAATGGTACAATTTCTTCTTTAGTAATCTCACGACTACTAACAATAGTTTCGCCAAGATACAACTGAGAAAATTCTTGCATTTCTTCAGATGTTACTGTATCTAGTGCCCACTGCTCTGCCGAACATGGATACTCCTGCTCATTATGATTGTCTGGTACTTCGATAATGTAACGCATACGATACTGTGCAATGCAATCAACCAAAACAAATTTACTCATCAATCATCTCCTTAGTTAAAGCCAGTGAATTCTTCAATGCTTTCTCAGCAACTCGCAATCCATATTCCATCTCATAGATCCTGCGTTTAGCAAGAGTCAACTCACGATTAGTTTGTTGATTTTGTTCATACAACTCTGTAGTATCTTTCTTGAGTTTCTCAACCCAAGTAGTTACTTTATGTATAGTAACCCAAGTGCCATCAGCAAGTTTAGTGTGTCCATCACGAATACGAAATTCGTCAGTCCATCTATCATTCAGTTTGTAACTTGGCATTGGTTCGAACAAAAACAATTCTTGTTCTTCCAATTTGTTTAGAACGAGAGAAAAGTTTTGTTCAATAGTTTCTTTACCGTAAAACATTATTCATCTCCTTCATCTTCATCAGACTGATATTCTTCAGTACGACCAGCCATCGCTGCATGGATATCGCAAAGAGTACGATGCCAACCATCAGTATAAGTTTTACCTGGACTACCGCATTCTTCACATGTGCGATAACTAAAATTCTCAGCAATTGAAATATAATTCCAGTGCTTATCAGTTGCTCCATTAACATAGAAACGAAGTCCTCCGAACTTTTCTTTTACTTGAGAAGCCACTGGAACCTTTGCAGTTTCTTCATCAAGTTTTACTTTGGCTTCATCAATCAGTTCTTGAGTGACAATTTTACCGACTGGATCACCATTATCTCTGAATCCAAATGTTGGTTGGCCAACTTTATCTTTAATCGATTCATAGCGACTTTTCGCTTGACGATAATCGCCAGTCAACATCCCGCAAAGAACATCAAGGATATTATACCAACCATCACCATGCGAGAAACCCCAACACATGGCGGTGTGTTGCATATTCTCATGACGATCTTTAAAGATCAGAGGATACTTTGCACACAGTGCTTCGTCTAGTTCTTTACGCATAATTAATCTCCATACCAAGTTCGGTGATCTTCAGCCACATGTTCCATACCATCATACTCATCGATGTGCCACTTAACATCATCAGGAATTTCCACAATAGCGATCTCTGCTGCCCAACTATTTGCTTGGTCTTTTATTTCTTCAATGACTGCGATCAAGTCTGGGTCAGAACGATCTTGATAATAATCATACGCACTGATATATGTGTCATCACATGGCTCAATACCTGCTTTGTAGTAATCAAAATCATCACCACGGAATTTAAACTTCGCTGGAACTTTTTGAAATCCTACACCCTTACGCTCGAGCAACTTCTCGAATGCTTCATTCGAGATACCGAACCCACCAAAACAACGATTGATTGCTACTTTCATTTTATATCCTTTGATTTATCTGCGATATCTTTATCATTACGAATTTCAATGAACACTGGAAGAAACAATGAGTCTTCTCCAGCCTTATTCTTGATACGACTATTATACTTCACTGCCACGATTTTGTCAACTAAATTTTCTTTCCAATATTGCTTTCGTTGTGCATCATTGAAACCAGATCCTACATTTACCTTTACAATTCCATCTGCAGACTCACATATAATTGCACCAAGCATACCTACTGCTTTACCTTTACCTTCTTCGACTGCAACAATCTTAAGATCGCATTCAAGTTCTCCCTTAAATTTAATCTGAGTCTTGCTTCGTTTGTCTTCCCAAACACCAGCACCATCCTTAAGAATGATACCTTCAAATCCTTCTGCAAGATAACCTTGGAAAATCTCTTGTGCTTCTTCCAGAGTTTCCACAATGGTTGATGTCACATTCCAGATCTTCCTCCCATCTGACTTTTGTTTGGCAACAATTGCCTGCAGTGTAGAGTATCGTTTTGAGTATGGACTTCCACAGTATCCATCAATGAATTGTACGTAAGGAATTAAATCCCAAACAGTTGCATGAACCAGTGCTGCTTCTTTGGCAGAGATTGTGCCTTTGTTTGCTTTGTTCAAGATGCCATTACCAGTCTGCCTGTCAGCAAATTGGTGGTCACCCTCAAGCATTACAAGTAGTTCACCATCAAAAACACAATCAATAGAACCAGCAAGAGAAATAAATTCTTGCTCCAAATTGCCAAGTAGTAAAATTTCTTTTCCATTTCTACTCCTAAATTCACACTTACCATCTCTGACGATTGCGTTGAAGCGCATGCCATCCATCTTCATTTGTGCGTAGGCTGGGAATTTAATCTTGTCAACCAACTTCTGTTCGAATGGACTGCATAACATGCATGGGTATTCAGGAATCAAACCAGACCAAACTTTGTTGGCAGTAGATACATCAACACCACACTTCAAATCTTTGGAGATGATTCTTTCCAGTACCTTAGCATCATCAGCTGATACGGATGAGAGAAGCATACGGAGATATTCAATTGCTGCATTACCAGTCACGACTCTTTCTTTCAAGTCATACAATGCAAGCATGGCTTGATCAAGACTTGTTTGATGTTTGTCTGTGGTGTACTCAGGAATCTTGCGTTGATAGAATTGAGTGAATGGATCCAGAGCCAAGCGAATGACCTCACGCAAAACTTCGTTATCGCTGTTAGCGTTTAGTTGCTCGATTTTGAAGTTGCGTGAGGCATTTGCTGCTAAACCATCTAAAAATTTATTAATATTCATTTGTGTTTCAGTTCCTTAAATTTTCTATATCTCATATCAAAACGAATTGGCTTAATGAATTTCTTCACTACACCAGTGTCCACATTATAGAAGGCAACCATCTTTGATTTATCATCAGTCAAATAATAGATGTGGTTGGATACATTCCCAACCCAATCTGGAGTTGTCTCTTGGAAAACTCTCATGCGGTTTTCCTGAAGTAACCATAAGGGAGACCCTGCGTGAAACAGAAATACTCATGGTCGCCATTAGCACCTTCAGCATCCATCAACCATGCAATGACACGTTCACGATTAGTGCCAGTGTGCATGAGATTGAGTACACGATCTTCAAACTCAATGATGGCTTTGGCTTCGGATTCTTTGCGAGCAATTTCTTCAAGCATAATAACATGACCCAACTGAATAAACTCAGCTTCAAAGTCTTTCAGCGTCCACATGCTGGTATCGATACCACGAGGACGCACACCATAGGCATCCTTGTACATATCCCAATACTGGCATTGTGCTTGTTCCAACTCAGACATTTCTTCCCATGATAGCATATCGATCTCCTGATTAAATCAAACTGAATGTAGACTTGCGTGGAGCACCAGCAGGAAAACCAGAAGTGCCCTGCACGAACCCACGTGAAACTTTACCACGCATTTTCTGCTTTGGTGCTTTGCGAGATTTTACAATCTCAATCGAGCCACCTTTGCGCAAGAATGCTTTGACTTGCTTTTCGGTTTCTTTAGCCAACTGGGCTTTGGATTTGTAGATCACATTCATCATAAAGTTCCTTTTCGATTCATCATAAGATCTATTATCGTCCAAAACTGCATTAAAGGCAACAAGTATTTTGCAATCCCCTACTGTGGGTGTGGTTATCCGAGAGTAAGCCTAAAGGTTTACTTTTTGTAAGTTGTTGATTTATAAGGGATTTTTTAGCCCCTAGGAAGGGCTAGAAGGCTCTAGGACGCTAGGGAAGGGTTTAGCCCCGACTTAGACGCTAGGAAGGCTCTAGGGGTGTCTAAACGTCCTCTGAAACTAGGAATTCAATGAAGTTTGCAGCGAGGGTTTCGTTCGGGAAAACCTGAACAATCGTTCGGTCTTGTTCGTAAACATTTTGAGCAATCACCATGATCTGCTTATGTTTAAAGACTGATACTTTGAGAAGCCAACTCCCTCTTCTAACTAAGAAGAATGAGATTAGGTTTGGTGTTAATTTGGCTTTCATCATACAAATTATTTAGGGATCCGAAGACCCCTAAAATTGTATGACTTATCTACCTATTCTTTTCGAAGCAGCATCTGCTCTGGCATGTCTAGCCTCAATGAGTGCTTCAAGAAGATTAGTGAAAAACTTTTTGATTGATTTCATAGGATGTCCTCATTCAATAATTGTTTTTCGCTTTTAGACTTTACAACAATCTTCTTTGGCTTCTTAGCATCTGGAATCAAACGCTCCAAGAAAATCTTAAGCATGCCATTAAAGAGTTCTGCATCTTTAACTTCAACTTCATCATTCAAAGCAAACGCTCGACTGAACGCACGATTTGCAATACCTCTGAACAAGAAATTATCTTCAGCTTCTTCGGTTTTGATGCTACCACGAACAGTCAACTTACCATTCTCCATTTCGATATCAATGTCAGATTGACCAAAACCTGCCACAGCCAACTCAATGGTGTAGTTGTTCTCATCTCTCTTGACGATATTGTATGGTGGATAGTTAGGAATGTTCTTGGACATGTCGTCATGAAATTTCTGTAGACGATTAAACTGCTCATCGAAACCGATAAGAAATTTGTCCATATCTTTAGTGCCCCAGAATGTGGGTGTGAAATTGTTTCCCATATCAATCTCCTTATTGTTTAGCAAATGCTTTTTTGGCATCGAATGTGTAAGCTGAAAGACCAAGAGACGTATAAAAGTCTACATGTGCTTTAGCCACGATCTTTGCGAAAGAAGATTGCGCTTCAATAAATTGATTAAGTGGTTTTTTGAGTTCTTCGTTTTTGACGCAGGTCTCAACGAATTTAGTTTTGATTCCTTGGAAAGAATCGATGGCTGTGTTAATGTTATTCAACATTGTTTTGCTCCTATTAAGCGAGTTGGAAAACTCTCAAGCAAATCCCCGAAGGCGAAAAGAAGAGAGCCGTGTTAAAATACTGGTTACGAGTTCCAGCGATGTCGTTCGTCACATCCGCTTTACCAACGATTCGTACTTTAGTGGTCCTAAGGCGAATTGGTTACGCAGCAGGTAGTTCTGCTGCTGCTTGTGCAAGTGCTTCTGCTTGTGGGTCACCTTGTTGTTTGATCTTGCTGATCACTTTAACAACTTCCTCGAAAGGATGCTTTCCCAACACTGCAAGTAGCATGTTAACTTCATTAATTTCAAGTTCAAGTTTAATCATTTTGATTTTTTTCCTATGTTATATTTCGGTACTAGTTCCCATTGGTCTTTCTCTTTAAACGATACGACCTTAATTTGCGACAGAGATGCTTTCTGATCCGCTTGAGAATTATTTAGTATCTTTAAAAGATCCCAATCCTGTAGCAAACCAGCGATTGCATTTCTACGCTCGATATCACCACTAGTGATATTCGATTCTTTACCATCCAGAGCAAACAACTCTTTGAAATGGACGATGAAGTATCTACCCTGCTTATGTAAAATATGGCAGGATTGATATAATTTGTTTTCTTTTCTGGAAGCAATGCCGATTCGAGTAAGTGTTTCTCGAACCTTTAAGAAGTTATCTGGTTCTGGCAATGTCACTTCAAGCATCGACTCTGGTTTCCAGTCGTAATAAATCATTTCGACAGTCATGATTTTCCACCTTTGTATAATTTTTCTTTTATCATAATCAAGTGTTCTTCACTAAGAAGGCTCAATGCATCTTTAGCCTTCTCGCTCGAATACCCAAAATACTCTTTAACAAGTTCGATGGAGTCAGTAGTTGCATCTTTTTTAGACCACTTACTGAAACGCTTCTTCCTTGAAATAATATTTAGGAAAAAAGAAAATTGCTGGTCTTTATCTAGTTCGGGATGTTTGTTCATCTCGTTAGCGTAAAGAACAGTATCGTGGAAATACGAAAGTCCTCTATTTACAATGAATGGTTTATAATCCTTTACAGCCTGTGGGTCTTCAAATAAGTTTTTCTTTGTATCATTTATTGCATTTAAGAAATCAAATGGGCTCATAATCTTTAATTATCCATCGTTGCGCTGCATCAATGGCTTGCTTTTCAGTATGGAAGGTTTCCATCTGGTTTCCACCGAGTTCATTATTAAATGTTACCATGTAGTCATTAGTCATCTGTTTTTCTATAGATGCAGACCTTCCATCTTTTTGATATAGTTCAGTCATTGTAATCCAACTTCCTTCAAATTATCTCTATCAGCAAAGAATCTTTTATTGGAATACTTAGATGCAAGTACTTCCTCTAATTCTTTTTTAGTGCTCCCCTGAGCCATAAAGGTGTTGTTGTCTTTATCATAGGCATAGTAAACATCTTTATGTTTTTCTATCTTTATATCTATTCTGGATTCTTCTATTCGTTCGTGCACACTACTGTCAATGTGCATTAATAGTGCATCTACTTTTTTAGATGCAAAGTTCTCACGTTCTCTCCAGCCCCAGATAAATCCAATAGCAAAAACTACAGCCATGTAAAACAAATGTAGTAATAAGTCCATATATTCCCTTACTTGAATTTGCACTCGACCATAATTTCTGTGAGTGCTGCCATTATATTTAGTTCATGGTCAGCAACGAATGCTCCTTGATATTGATATTTAGCCAAGATCAATACAAGCGCAGGGATGCTATCTGGCATTAGGAAACTCACTGAGTTATCATAAAGTTCTCTAAACAATCCAACTGTATCAGAATCCGAGTTCTTTCCAACCCACTTTCTAGCATTAGTGAAGTCTTTTTCTTTGAGGAATTTGATTAGATCTTTATAGGATTCTTGACTGGTATTGACTAGAATACCAGAGTCGATCTTACCTGAAACACTGTAACGCTGAAGTTCGTTTAGAACCCTACGATAATCTGGGAAATGTTTCGTGACAAGTTCTGCAACTACCTTAGGATCAAACTCAACATTCTCTTGTTTAAGAATCTGTGTTGCACGTTTGAAGAAAGTTCCTGCAAGTAACTGTTTGTCTTTTGGTTCGATCTTAAAATCGATAACTGAACAACGACTGTGGAGTGGTTCAATGATACGATTTTTATAGTTACATGTAAAGATGAAGCGACAGTTGTTACTAAATTCTTCAATGAATGAACGCAGTGCTGGTTGAACTGTATCTGCTTTCATGTAGTCTGCTTCATCGATAATGACGACCTTCTTGGCATCAGTTAATGAAACAGTAGAAGCAAAGCCAGTGATGGCAACTCGGAGAGTCTCCAGCAAACGACCTTCATCTGATCCATTGATCATAAGATACTCTGCACCAACTTCATTACATAGTGCTTTAGCAACAGTAGTCTTACCGACACCTGCTGTTCCAGTAAACATAAATGTTGGTAGTTCGCCTTTAGCGATATACTCTTTAAAAGTATTCTTTAGTGCTTCGGGAAGTACACACTCATCAATAGTCTGTGGGCGATACTTTTCTACCCAAAGAAATTGGTTATCACGGGATTCAATCATATTAAAGTTCTACTGTAAAGTTGTGGAGATTTGATCTAGTCACAAGATCATTCCATTCAAAATTTGAAATGAAATGCCCATGTAGTTTGCTATTCCTTTCTTTTTGAATATAAAGTCTTGTAGAAACTTTACGAAAATCACTATCCTTTAAATTATGTGGGGCAATATCTTGCCTTTCAGATTTAACATAACAGTTACTTCGTAATACATATCTCCAGATAGTTTTTGCATCTGGTTCATCATCACTAACTAAATCTTCTACCCAAAGTTTTTTAAACATCCACTCATTGTTAAGAGTAGATGTCAAAGCAGTTCCTTCATGTTTCATAATATATTCCTTCAATTAACGTCTGTCAAGTTTAACAACAATCCTATTCTGTTCTAATAGTGTCTTGTGTTCGATGTAAGAACCCCTTTCTGTATCATTTAGATATGCATCATACCTTCCGTATGAATCTTTAATAGCACCTTCTCCACTAACTTCTTGTAACTTATTGCTAATGTATTCTCTATCCAATAAACCAAGACCATTCATTACTTGAGCCCAATTTGGAGATTGGAACATATGATACTCGCCCATAAAAAGAGATTGATTCGGTATTGTCTTTTTAAAGATCTCTAAATGTTCCTTGATAAAATCTGTCTTAGTCATCATCTCAGGTAAAGTTCTCCAGAACAAAGTATCATTTCTTTTGGTCATGTAATGTAACTGAACAAAGTCAACAATATTGTCAAAGCACCTAGTGAAGTCTTTATTATACTTCTCTGCGTACTTTCGGTCAAGTTCCCAAAGAGGTAGCAACTTTGCAATGCCAAAAGCCTGTAGGATTGAGTTACCAATACTAGATGCTTCAAGTGGTTCTACAAATGATGCAGAAAGACCAACAGAGATACAGTTGTCAATCCAATATTTGTCTACACGACCAGCATCAAATTTAATATCCTTCGCTACCTTTACTTCTTCAGTATAGAATGATTGTATTTCTTCATGGGCTTTAGTTGCATCAATGAACTCATCACAAAATACATAACCATTACCATACCTTCCTTGAGTAGAAATTCTCCAGTTCCAACCAGAGCCAAGAGCACGTGAAAGTGTATAGGGTTTTAGATCAGAAATATCATTTGTTGGAAATGCTAATGCATGATTCATTGGCAGATATTTTTTATATGAGATCCACTTAGCACCCTGCTTAGAAGAAATCACTCTCTTGAATCCAGAACTATCAATGAAGATATCTGCAACATATTCAATACCAGCATTGTCTATTAACTTAGCAACATCTCCATTTTCTGAGAACATCACTTGATCAATAATGGCATCTGTGAAATTAATACCCTTTTCTTTACACACATCATGAAGAAATTTATTTAACTTCATAGTGTTAAAATGATATTGATTAGTGCTTTGAATACCAGATTGTTGTGTTACAAAGTTGGTATCCAATAGAATATCTTCAGTTGGAATACCTTTATGGATCATAGACTTCGTAAAATTTAGACGTTGACCACTGTCTGTAAACTCATCAAAGAATGGAGGAGACAATGAGTGAAAATAAGATGCACCATCACCATTCCAATTCTCAAATTTGATACCCTTCTTAAGAGCACCATCTGTCTCTCGAATCAATCTGTTGGTATTGATACCACAATAGTCAGTGAATATCTTCCAGTGTTCTGTTGAACCTTCACCAACTCCAATAATACCAATCGCACCAGACTCAATAACTGAGATTTGATACTTCGGAAAGGTAGATTTAAGAATGAGAGCAGTGATTAACCCTGCTGTTCCTGCGCCTAGTACAATTATTTTCTTCATAATCTATCTATTAGACTTCGAAGGTAGAATCTGCCTCAACTGCTACATAATAAACTAAACTACGATTGCTCTTGAAACGAGAAATCTTTTTGCTGGAAATACTAACTTTGTAATCTCCTGGAAGCATCTTCAGATTCTCAACCTTTAAGTTTACCTTAAAGGTTTTGTCAGTTGTTCCAACAACATTACTGAATGCATTTGCAGTCGCATTCTTTTTGTCACCAACATAAACAGTCATCTTTGATCCATCGCCAATAACAGATACGTCTGCTGAACGAGAAACAGAGCCAGACTTGTGAATAAGATTCAGCAATGCAGCTGACATATCAAACTCAATCTCATGAGCAGGGAAAGTAATTTCCTTTGTTGGTGCAGTTAGAACACTTGCATCAGCTGCAAAGAATTTATAACTACCAATACCACCCTGTGAGAAAACTACAGACTTATTGTCTGGACTGAATGTCAACTCTGGGTCATCGAACAAAGACATTGCAGCTAAGAATTCATTTAGATCATAGATGCCAAATGATGGGAATGTTTCTGTGACATCAACATCAGCCATCACGTTTTTCTGGGCTGAGATTGTAGAGAGTTTTGATCCCTCTTTCAATAGAAGATTGCTGTTGATTGTAGCAAAGTTCTTGATCAGTTCGATTGTGTCTTTAGATAATTTCATATTTTCTCCAATTAATAATAACTATGTATAAAAATTATACATTCAAAATCAAAAATAATCAAATTTATTTGATTAAATGTTGAGCCAAAACCATGCAACTGATCCAAGTCCACACGATGTTGAATCCAATAAGAGTTGGGAGCAACTTCTTATTGCTTGCCCAGATGAGAGACAGCGAGGTTGCAAGAGTGAAGAAGTACAACCACCAAAGCTGGATACCAAAGATAAGTCCAGGGATGATGATAACTGCCTTTGCTGCCCAACTGGCAAACTCTACCGTGTTGTAGTTAGTCCAGTACTCTCGAGTAAGCCACATACCAAAACAAGCACGAATCTTACCCCAGTTAGAGTGAGTAAACACAATGGCTACAAGAACCATCCAAACTGCAGTTGCTACTAAGATCTGTTCAAGAGTCATTTAATTTCCTTAGAATACTTCACATCGTGTTCATAAAGAAACATTAGACAACACATTGCATGTGCCAAGTGATTCTTTCCAGTTTCGGGATCATCTTGTTCTCCCTCTTTCCATGCCCAAAGATGTCTTTGCATTGCGTCAAAGTATCTACGTTTTGAGTCAGGAACTACTTTCCAATTATCTGGCTCATATTTCTCTGCACCAAATGTTAGGATTTCTACAGTCGCTTTTAATGCGAGTGGTGGTAGTAAACCATATTGAAGTTTACCACCATCAAATTTTCGCCCACCTGTCGTGGCAGTCTGGGACTTTTTAATGTCTTCTTTGGAAATGAATCCATCACCTTTAACATCACCAATTGGCATCGCATGTCTCCATAATATAAAATGAGTCAAGATACTCCGAAGAATATCCTGACTCATACGTCAATTAAGCACGTCGTGCGCTAAACACAGATGCACCCATAACAGCATTAGCAATGCGAACCATACGCTTGCTTGGCTGACCAAGACGATACTTGGTAGTCAATGTACCATCATGCAATTTTGCACTGTTGCTGTAAACAGCATAACCTTGCTCACGTAAATTGCGAATTGCAGATGCTGGATGTGCGATCTGGAAAGAACCTTTGATCTGCTTAGCAGTAAATTCTTTTCCAGCCTTTAGATTCTCCAACAATTTTTCTTGCTTCGACATAGATAATATCTCCATAATTAAACCATCATTAAAATTAAAAAAAGAAGGTGGGGCGATGGCAATTACCCCAACCTTCTCGGAAAATTAAACTTGGATACCATTCTCACGCAGGATCGCATTGAAGTCTTCAGTATCAGAATCAACTTCAACTGAGTCATCAATGATCTTCTGCAGACGAGAGATCTCCATGTTGTCTTCCTTAGCAACAGGTGTCTTGACTGCAACTGCTTTCTTAGCAGGTGCTTTCACAACTTTAACCTTAGCAACCTTAACAGGTTTAGCCTTAGCTGGTTTCACAGCAGAGTCTTTCGCAAATTGCGACAACTCAACAGCAGTAGGAACAGGAAGTTGGTATACACCACGCTCAACCTTGTTCTTATTGAACAACCAGTTAGGATAACCAATCTTCTCACCCTTAACACCAGTCCGTTGATCACGCAAGGTGTAATAGATGGAAGCACATTCCTTCAAAGTAATCTGTGGGTCTTTCTTGTATTGAGGATTGCTCTCAATAACAGACACAACAAATTTCTTCTGGGACATAGACAAATTAGCGAATTTCAACATAACAAATTTCCTTTTTCAAAGTTCAAGACAGAATTATACAACAAGTTTCAATGTAAGACAAGTTTAAAATGGAACCTCATCGGTAGGATCGATTGCAGCAACTTCTGGTGTAGGTACTACCTCAGGAGCAGGGTTTGCAACCTTCTCAAACAAGTCCATGAATGCAGTCTTCGTTGCGGAGTCGAAACGATTGCAGCAAAGTTCTACTGCTTTCGTACGACTCTTGAAGATTGCAAACGCACGCACAATGTGGATCATACGACGAGTCGTAATATTTTCATCCACGCCACCATCGGCAAAGGTGCGACGAATTGCGTCTGCCCATTTAACCAATGTCTCTGCGAATTCTACATCTTTGCATCCGTAGAAGTCCATCAGATTCTCAACAATCTTTTGCTCAATCTTAGCACTTGGGTAATCCTGCTCAAACGTAACAGCGAATCGTTCCAAGAATGCTTCGTTGAGCACGTTAGTACCAATGTAACGACCATCATCGCTACCCTTACCCTTAGTGTTTGCTGTTGCAAACATATTGAATCCTTCAGCTGGAACAATCATCTCGTTCTTCAACTTGAAGTAATATGGCTTACCCTCAAGAATCGGTTGCAAGCAAAGCAAAGTATTTGCAGAGCCAGCATCAATCTCATCAAGCAAGAGTGCAGTTCCAGTTCGCATGGCGATCAAGACTGGACCTTCGATGATCTCGACATTACCATTTTCCAAAGTCTTGGAGCCAATGAGTTGTTCTTCATCAGTCATCATGTTTAAGTTAACACGAATCAGAGGACGTTTGTGCTTGGCACAAATTTGTTCAACCATCGTGGACTTGCCATTCCCAGTTGGACCAGAAACAAACACAGGATAGAAAATCTTAGTCTTGATAATAGTTTCAAGATCATTGTAGTTACCGAATGGTACAAAGTTCGGATCCTTCTTAGGAATCAATGAATCAGTATTCGTATAGTCCACAGTGAAAGATTCTACAACAGCTACAGGTTTACGAACAGTGTTACCTTCAACTGCAGGAACACCACCATCGATGGCATACAAACCACGACCAAGTTTATTCTTCATGAGCCACAAAGGATATTTGTCAGTCTTAAGTTTAGCCATACACTCAATCAACTGAGGTCGGGATACCGTACCTTTAGTTTTGATGTCAGGAAACATCTCATTGAGTTTTTCCTCAAAAGTCGCACGAAAAGCCACATCACATTTTGCCATCATTTTCTCCATAATATAACAACCAATCAATAACTGTATTATTCCCTAAACTGCAATCAAAGACAAGCCTTTTTGGGAATTCCCCTACACTTTGTATGGGATTATTTTCACCTGTAAAATCAACAACTTACGCAACGTATCCCACGAACCGATTCAGGAGGACTCGGCTAGTCTGTTTTACATTGAGGAATTTGCTGAAGTTCTTTGCAATTGCCTTAGCGTTTGCATCTTCTTTCACTTCCAACTCACCCTCAACAATCTTCGTAGAAGACTGTGGGACTAAGAACAAGTCATCACGACCAGTGCCTTTGATTGAAGCGAATCCTTGATCACGAAACTCTTTTCTCCAAGTATCAATGATATTGTATTCATTACCTGAAAAGACTGGTAAGTTTGAACGAATCGCAGAACATAAATCACGACGAGCATTACGGCAGATATAAAATCCAACAACCACGCAGTTGTGACGATCTTTGATCATCTGAATAATCGTAGATGTTTGTTCATTAGAATTTTTATTCAGCTGATAAGTTTTCTGTGTTTTATCATCACGAATAAAGTATTTGTGTTTGATCCTTTTGTAACCACTAGTGGAATACACATTCTCATGCTCTTGCATACTACTATTGACAGTATACAATGCACTACCTTCACCATCAGTTAAGGTAATGAGTGTCATCTTCTCGATAGCATTTTGTTTAGTATAAGTTCCAAGATTATTGTAAACCCATACCAATGCTTCGTTCAATGGTGTTCCACCCATACTGTAACCATCATTCCAAAAGAATTTGTAGTTAGTTACACGACGAGCCATCGTATGGAATTCGCTGGTAGTCATCTTGTTCGAAAACAATTCTAATAACGAGAAATTATTATTCGTCACCAGTATATTGTTTGCATTCAAATACTCATTGTGAATACGATGCCACTCACGTTGTTTGTCATAATTATCAGGATTACGATCACCGTATTGAGAAGTGAAAGCAAGCACACGATATGGAATTTGAATACGTGCACAGAACATTGCCAAATTGATAACCTGTTTCAAGGTATCTTCCATAACGCCATCCATTGAACCAGACCAGTCCAGCAAGAAAAGCATACCATGGTTTTTACCCTGTGGTACGACACTGACACGTTTGAACAAGTCATCATTAAGTGTGTAAGACCAGACACGTTTCATATCCAATGAACCAGTCTTGGAGACCTGAGCACGTTTGTACAGGGCTGCAGACTTACGCATCTCGAATTCTTTGACCAGATAATTCACTGCACGTGTAGAATCTGTTTTGAATTTATCATACTTAGCACGATCCAATGCAAATTGATTGCGTTCATCAGCAGTCATTTCTTTGGTATTACCATTCTTGTCTTCTGTATACCAGTTGTCAATGGTTTCATTGAGGATGGTTTTGTAACCAACAATAGGATCTTTGAAGTATTTGTCATCGAATTTAACATAGTTATATTGCGTGCTGTCATCAGCCAAATCTTGCAATTTATCAGCAAAATTTCGATCAGTCTTAGACTCAAGTTCTTCTTCAGAGATAGATGGCTCATCGTCAGACTCAGTGGATTTTCCACCATGGGTTTTACGACTACTCTTTTCATCTTGATCTTCATCAGAATCTTCTTGATCCCAATTGTCTTCATAGTCATCGATGTCATCAAATTCGCCTTCTGGCTCTTCGTTAGATTCTTCAAGTTCTTCTGGATCTTCAATAAGGACACGTTTCTTTTTTTCCTGTAATTCTTCTTTCGAGAAACCATAAATTTCTTTAGCCAATTCAACCACTTCATCAATGGTCTCTGTGCGTTCAGCACGATTGACAAACAACCTTTCTTCAGGTGTGAATGTAACTCCACACTGGAATCCTGCTTTGAAATATAGATTGATTTTGTCGATGAGTAACAAGTCATCAAAATTCTGGACTTGTTTTACACCAAAGAAGTCACGATCATTGAGTTGTTTATATCCTTCGTTCATGCGTTTACGCAGTCCTGGATACTTACGTTTGATCATTTTCTCAATACGTACATCTTCGAGTACGTTGAGGTAAGTCATAATTTTACGATCTTCTTGAATTGGAACCAAGTATTCGTCACCAGTATACAAGGCATGGCCAACTTCGTGACCAGTTAGCATATCTTCAATCTCTGGAGTCATATCTTTCCAGACTGGTAAAGTCAACACACGTGCTTTGATGTCAAAAGATGCAGTGCGTGTTCTTGCACGAATCACTGAAAGATTCTCATTGGCAAGAAGACGTGCGGAAAGGTCAGATGCTTTGATGTTCATATTATTCTCCGTAAGCCATATCGTATTCTACTTCGGTCAATCGTGACTCGATGTGAGTACGATTCGCTAGGGAAAGGTCATTGCAGAACACAAGTTCTTCCTCAAGACCATACATTGCAGCCAACTCGGCTAGTTCAAAGTCACTAAATTCATTCCACATAATTTTCTCCGATTCAATAGAGTGAATTATGCACCAGTTTTAGATAAAAGACAAGCCCCTGAAAAAACCCTGTAAAATCAACAACTTACATTCCCCTACTCCTCGTAGGGGATTAGTTCGGGACTATCACTGAGAAGTCATTGCGCTTCTCAAACTTCACTACAGACCTAAACTTATCAAAGAGTTGATCACCTTTATGGCTGATTACAAAGATGTTTGTATTGTCACCAAACTGATTCATTAGGTTGAGGAAGTAATCAGTTCCTGCAGTGTCAAGAGATGAATCAAAAATCTCATCAAGCAATAGAAGATTAGTGTTGACACTGTTCTTCATCTTTGCAATCTGACGCCATGTGAAAAGGATAGCGAGATCGATACGCATCTTTTCACCTTCAGAGAAACTTGCATATGTAAAGTCATCACGATAGCGAGACTTCACAGATTCATTGAACGATTCGTCAAGTTCGAAATGAATATATGCATCCATTGCTTGTAGGTATTTATTAATCAATTTGTTCATTGCAGGAAGATACTCACGTATGATTGCTGTCTTGATACCAGTATCTTTAAGAAGAACAGAAGCAACTTCTTCTAAGTTACGTTGATCCATTAAACTATTTTTATTGTTAATCTTTTCTAGAGCATTAGTTGCGAGATCTTTTAACTTACCCTTCTCTTCATCGATATTAGTTGTGTCAGATTTAACCCTTTGGGTCTCAGCTTCAAGTTCTTTGATTTGTTTGTTAAGTAAGGTGACAGTAGAGTTCCTTGTAGATAACTCAATGTTCTTGGTTGTAATTTGCCCAACCACTTCGTTAATTTGCGATAGTTTCGATTGGAGATTTGTGAGAATGGTTTCGAGTTCACCAATCTTTGTGTTATTGTCCAACAGTTTCGAATTAAGATCCTTGATAATACCTTCTTTGTATTCCTCTGGGATATCTTGGCTACACGATGGACAAACATCGTGTTCGCTAAAAAACTCTGTGTTGTGCTCGCAAGTTTCGATTTTCTGGAGCAACTTACTACGGATTGATTTGGCTTTGTCAATGTCTTCAGATACAGTTTCTTTATCATCGATGCTTGTTTGAAGAGCAGTGATCTCCGAAACGATAGATTCGATCTCCCCCTCGACAGATAGAATCTCATCATTGTTAGCAGATATTTTTGATACGATACTTTCGATAGCACTGGACTTCGCTTCTGCGATAGTTCTGATGATTGCTTGCTGGCTTTCAACCTTGTCCTTTGCGCTTTTAATTTCGCTCTCAATGCGTAGTATAGCATCTTTAGTCTCCTGCACCTTTTCTTTCAATAATGAATTCATTGTAGAGAAAATTCTAATGTCAAGAATATCCTCAATAACTTCTCTTCTTTGTAGTGGTGTCAGCTGCATGAATGGAACGAATGATGCAGAACCGAGAATAACTACCTGAGTGAATGTCTTATAATTCAGTCGAAGAATTTGCTGTTCTAGTACCTTCTGGTAATCACGAGAAGCAGCATCTTGATTTAACATGATACCATCACACCAGATTTCAAAGATGTTTGGCTTTATTCCACGTACTATTTTGTAGTCTTTGGTACCGATAGAAAGTTCTATCTCAACTAAACAACCCTTACCATTAATAGAGTTTACTAGTTGCCCCTTGTTAATACTACGAAAGGGTTTTCCAAATAATGAAAAGCACAATGCATCTAAGATTGTGCTTTTACCCTCACCATTTTTACCAATGATTAAAGTAGTTTGGGATTTGTTTAGGAGAACTTTGTTCGATGAGTTGCCAGTAGATAAAAAATTCTTCCAACTTACACTTTTAAAAACAATCATCAAACAACCTCAATATTAATCGCTTCAGTATATAAACCTCGCATGTATGATTTAACTTTTTCTTTGTCAACATCAGTTTCTATTGAATCAATAAAATTAGAGAGAACAGAAACTGTATCTTCTAAGTTGATGTCTTCATTGATTTCGCCTTCTTGAAATTCAGAAAGATCTTCAATAATCTTAATGTCTGCGCAACCCTTATTATACAACAGTTGCGTGAACTTGTCAAATTTATAGTAGTCAGTTTTGTTAACAACAATTAACTTTACATACTTACCATTTAGATCAAGTGATGTTAAGTCGAGTGGTTCAACTTCTTTGTCGTTGTATTCGATTCTCGTGAACATTGTATAAGGATTTTGAATGAATCCAAGTTGTCTGTTCTCGAGATCGAACAGATGAAATCCTCTGGGATCGTTATGGTCTTGCCATGTAAGTTCGTACGGATTTCCGAGATAATAAATGTGGTTATCATTAGAACGATGGTGATAATGCCCAGAGAATACCATATCAAATTTATCGAAAGTTTCTTTAGAAAGTCCTTCATGTGATTCCATTCCCCTATACATTGCGAATCCTGCAATCTCAAAATGCCCCATGCAAAGTGTTGCTGGGGTGTTCTTCATAACATCAATAGACTCTTCATAATTTTCTGCACAAATCCATGGAACCATACAAACATCAAAACCATTTAGATTAATAGTTTTGGGGCTGTCTATCACTTCAATATTATTGTATTGTGTCAGTAACAAATCTGGAGAGTTTACATCATTGGTATTTTTGTAGTATGTATCATGGTTACCAGCCAACATATAAACTGTTATTCCACGTTCTTCTAATTTATCAAAGAACATTTCTTTGGCTCTTTGTAGAGAATAGAAATTTACATATTTACGTCTATCAAAAGTATCACCAAGAATAAGAACAGTATCAATACCAGCTGAGTCGATAGTAGGAAAGAAAGTATTATCATAAAAGTTCTGATAGAAATCTAGAAAAGTAATACTATCATTACGAGCACCGAAGTGTTGGTCTGTAATAATTGCTACTTTCATTCTTCAACTTTCACGATCTCATATACATCATTAATACCCACTTTGGTATTAGAAAACTCCACAGCTTCTGTAAGAGTTTTAAAAATCTTACATACTCTTTGATTGCTCCCAGCCATGTAATATCTTACTTTATACATTAGATAAAACCAACCCTTCTAGATGATGCAGTTGACATACCTTCAGTCTTTTGATTGAAGACCTCAGCGATGCTATATGGTTTTGTTTCATCACCACGTTTACGAACAGCCAAATTAACACCAAGACGTTTAGCAAGGTTGTTTGCTTGTTCAACATTCAATGTATCGAAAGTTAGAATATCAAAGCAACGTCCTGGACGAACCAATGCAGAGTCAACATCACGAATAGATGGGAGATTGGTAGAGAAGATCATCTTCTTACCTTTGGTTGTAACAAGACCATCACCCACATTTAGGAAACGATGCATCATGGTGTTTCCATCAGTGCGAGATTTTAAAAATGCATCAGAGTCTTCAAGAACCATTACGTTGTCATCACTCTCGATAAAGCGAGCAAAGAAACCATCCTTCTCAAGAATCGTAGAATCGTATGAAACGATTGCGGATGAGTTTGTATGTGCTAACAATCCACGAATGAATGTAGTCTTGCCAGTTCCTGGAGGACCAATCAACAGTAGGATATTCGCTGAAGACGCCATGTAGCGTTCATAATAATCACCAAGTGTTTCACCATCTAGAAATGGATACATTTCATCGACTGGGAGACGATCACGATTCAGTGGTACATTGACAGAGTTACCATCGCTACCATAAACCCATTCGATGTGAGATGTTACGATATCAAAGTTAGATTCAACTGTCGCAACAATAGCATCTGCAAAATCTGCATCACCATAAGCACGAACAGAAACAGTATTACTGTTCACATCAAAGCGAATGTAATTGTTTGTATCACGTTCAATGATAAGACCATTAGAGGAATTACCTTGGACATGGAGGTCGTCTTTAAACATTTCCTCTGCCCATTCAGCCCACTGTTCTCGATTGCAGAGAACACTGGTTTCACGATGAATAGTACGTTGGCCAGCTTCAACACGACGCTTCAGGATCTCTGAAGTGATTAAGTCATCAAAGTCACTAACACCGAGAAAGATTTTTTCGTTTGTATTTTCGTTCATAATTTTATTCAATGCAAATTGATTATCGCTTGAATCCCAAGCAAATTTCTTGATAGTTCTTTTATTTACTTTGCTTCTGCGTCTCCGAATCGAAGGAAACTTGCGACTGCTCACTCCCTTGCTCAATTCCGCTATCCAATCCTGTATCGATCGTTCCATCTTTTACCTCATCATCTATAAATGCGTTCAACGTATTTTCCATTTTTCTCTTTGCAACCTTTTCTTTCTTACGATCGATAAAGTCATCAAAGGTATGATTGTTCTGCATAAAATCTAAATAAGCATTCTTAAATTCACCTGTCTCATCTTGCTCTTGTAACTCGAACATCTCGAATGGCATGTCCTGAATCAACTTACCTTTAATGTAAGACTGTTTCTTTTCCTTGGCAATCCTACGAAGAAATGCATAGTAGATAATCTGTGTAAAATATGCGAAAGGATTATTGGATTTTGCAGGATCAAAGTTATTAATATATTGCAGACAATTTTCTATACCATCCGAGATCATTTCATCTCGATAAGAGTAGTTTAGAAAGTTAGGTTTGTATGATAAGTGCGTTGCTATCTTTAGAATGCACTCACCAATATAATTGCTTACTTGGGGTGTTGGGAGATTGTTTTCTTTTGCATGTTGATATTTTTGTCGCATCTCAACAATTGCTGCGAGAAAATCTGCGTTGTTTACGTAGTGAGCCATAGCATTTCTTTTATCCTTTAATTCAAACTACACATAGTATACATCATCGATGACAGAAAGACAAATATATTTTTATTACAATTTAGATTTGCTTTTATAGTTGACTTGAGACATAATCACTGTGTTAGGGTTGATGACTACTAATGTTTAGTCTCGTTACCATCTATGTAAGTACTTGGTATCGAAGTATCTTCAACTTCTTCCTCTTCTTCTCCAGCTATACCTACCAACATAGCGATTCTTTTCTTGGCTTCCCTAGAACTAATAAATGGTTCTTCCTGTTCAGGCTTTTCGATTCGCCAATCATTGCTATGTTGGGCAACAATACGTCTATAATGAGGGATCATCATTTCGTGTAGACGTTTGATAAACATTACGTTTTTCTTTTCTATAGAAAAAGATGTATCATCTGTGAATTGGCAATATGGATGCGCAGTGATATGTTCTCTCCCCTCACCAACTATTGGTGTAGTTCTTATAGTCATTGGACTACCAAGTTGCACATACTTATCATCTTCTTCTTCGAGGACAGCCATGACCTGTTCCCCATTGGTTAACTTTATAACAACATAGACATCTTTGTCTGTTAGCATAAGTCTACCTCTACTATTTTTGTTTTAAATTGTTCTTCTGCATACGTTTTGTATCTTTCTGCAGCATGATTTAAAGTATGATTCTTCCAAGACTTCCAATGAAGATCGTCTGCAAGATCAAATAGATTACAAGAAGTCTTACCTTCTTTTAAACGTAACCCACGACCAATCGATTGCAGGTTACGAATCTTTGATTTAGATGGAGACGCAAAAATTACATTCTCCAATGATGGGATATTAATTCCAGTACTAAAAGTACCAAAAGAAGCAATGATAATGGCGTCACTTTCCCCCTCTGTAATATGACGGATTGCTTCTCGATCAGTGGTTTCAGTACCACCGTAGACAAAGAAAACTTTTCTTTTATCATGCACTTTATTTTTAATAAGTTCGTATAGGACTTTGCCATGCTTTTCAACGTATTGAAAAAGAACGAGCGTATTACCTTTAGAATTTACTGCCAAGTTTCGAATAAACTTATTTCTTGGTTCACAAGATACAAGCCAATCCATTTCTTCTTGGTACGTATTGTTTTTTCGCCCTTTACGAATCTCTTCATTGTACTTCAGTATTACACACATTATATTTAGGGTAGACAACCTTCCAGAATCCATGAGTGCTTTAGTTGTAGTGACTCTATGTATTGGACCAAAGACACCTTCAAGAACTAATTTATGAATTTTCTTATTGTCAAGTGTTCCAGTTGTACCAATACGATACTTGACTGTATCCATCTTTTCCATAACCCCTGTAAGAGATTTGGCTTTAAATTGGTGAGCCTCATCACCAAAGATAACATCGAATTGTTTGAACCAAGATTTTGGTTGTAGATAGACTGATTGCCAAGTTGTTACTAAAACATCTTTGGTAAAGTCTTTAGTGAAACCGCTGTAAAGTTTTTGACAATGAACTTTTGTTTCCCATCCATTTGCAGATGAGTAATCTTCAAAGTCTGTGTACAGTTGCTCAACAAGAGATGTTGTTGGAACTATAATGATACACTTACGATTATTTTCTAAATGCCATCGTAAGATAGAATAGATTATTAACGATTTCCCTGAAGCAGTCGGCGATAAGAGTAGTACTCTGTCACTAGCAATTGCTTTATGGATAGCATCGCACTGGTAGTCTCTGACTGTGATCGCTTCGTTTCTTGATTGTGGATTGAGTGTTTCGACCCATCGCTCAATGTCACTGTATACGATATCATTTTGTAAGAAGTGTTCAGGTTTGACATATTGTAGTTCATAATTATTCCTTTCGGCAAATTCTTGTACATAAGAAACAAGACCAACATAAAGAGTTTTTCTTACTGCATCATACAAACGCACTTTACCATCCCACAATCTTGCTCGATATTGTGGTGTAAATCTAGCACCTGGATATTCGTATGTGAAGAAGTCTACTAATTCTTGTTCAATGCTAGGATCAGAAAAGACACGAACATAGACTTCATCAAGTTTTTCAATTTTAATCATTACCATACTGCATTAAATACGCAGGTTATTCTACTATTAGACTTATTTAAAGGGACTTGGTGTTGCATCCACGATGGCCATATTAACATCAACCCATCTTTTGGCGGTACTGTATATTTTGTTAAATCTACAGTGTCATCTATATTTTTAATATACACATAATCTCTGTGTGGACTTCTATCATGAAAAATAATTGGAGCAGAATTATCAGGAACTTTTAGATATAATATTCCAGAAAGAATACAATTTGGATGACAATGTTCATCATGATGATCATTAACATCCATTTCACTAAAAAATAACTCTATAACGATAGACTTTGGCACAACTTTGTGTTGAGATTGTAAATATTCAGAACACATATCATATATGCGTTTTTTTATAAATTTTAAATTATTATCTCGCATCGCATAATCATTACCATATGTGTTTTTATAATTCCAGGTATATGTTAATCTAGTTTCTTGCGCAAGGTATTCATTTGCAAATGGCAAAATTTTATCTGTAAATTGCTTATCTACATTATACCCAATTATAGAAGGAAATATATTAACAAAGTTCATTATCACATCCCAGCAAGAAACTTCTTCCATTCAACAGCAGTTTTAATTTGCCAGTCTCTTGCTTTAATTTGACCAAGGACTGACTCAAGAAAATAAATCATCGTTTCGAGATAATCTATCTTTACCTTCAAAGTATTTAGTTCGGTGTCACCTGAGAGAAATTCATCCATCTCATTCTTCAATGGTTTAACACCCTGCCATTGTTCCCAACCAAGTTGTGTTAATTCGTCACGTGATAGTTCACCACGATACAAACGAAATTTATTTTTACGGAGAATGTTACAATCAGAACTAAACTTAGTGTGTTTTAGTTTGACATTGACAAGTAATTTTAAATACTTAGCGTGAAGTTTGGGGGTAGCGGTAGTGGTTTCACCAAGATAGTTATCATCTATTTGGCAATCAACATCCCACATCTCTTGTAGTTGTTCTATATTCATAATATCCTCAAGTTATATACTGCACATTATATCGCAGTATTACAAAAAAATCAAATTTGTCTTACAAGAATCTATACCAACCGAATTTAAATGTTGCAGAACCAACTAGGTAATTCACATCATCGTTTGTAGATGCAAACGAAAGAGATTCAAGTGTTGTGGGAAACACATCAAAGAATTGGATACTTTGTATTGGATTATTTGAACTGTCTAAAATTTGTAGAACAGCATCAGAATAGTTCTTTGCCAATTCACCATATGCAGTAGTGTCCCCTGCCTGACCAGTAACATACTGATCATAACTTTCTGGGAAACCAAGAGCAACAATCCAATTGTAGATGATTCTATAATTAGTCATATTTTCATCAACCATAAAGTTAATGGTTAATTGATCATACGATAGAGTATCACCTGGAACTGGTTGTGTGGAGAATGGAGTGGCAAATGTAGGTTCACCCAACGTGATTCCTGGAAGGTTTACATTCTGTGCAAAGAATGTGACATCAGGTATTTTGTTGACAGCAAACTTAAACCCATTGGGAGACAATGGATTGATATTGGCAGGTATAGATGTATTTGGCATATAATTATTTAGGAAGAAAAAAAAGGGGAACCGAAGTCCCCCTTTTAAATACCGCTTCTATGTCGGCTTAGTAGCCAACTCGATGATTACATCAAGTTAGTAACACGTACACGACGATAGTAGTAGTTTTCGTTTGCAGTCAAACCACCAGTACCATCCAATGAAACGAATGGGTTAGCAACTAGACCGTAACGAGTCTTGAAGCCAATCTTTGGTTGGAAGCTGCTTGGATCAACCGCACGAACCAACTGTAGTGGAACGTATGGGCAATAGAACAAACCAGCGTCAAAAGCGGATGCGCCTTTGTAACCAGCAACGAAGAACTGAGTGTTGCTTACGTTTGAAGTATATGGATCAACATACACTTTGTACTTGCCGTTTAGAACACCAGCGAAAGTAGTAGAAGTGTCATCTACATTCAATGCGTTCTTACCAGTGATACCAGAAGAATAGTCAAGAACACCAGCCATCGCCAATGCAGACGCTACGTCAGCAGAAGTGATGAGGAAGTTCGCACGACCACGACGAGTTTGTTGACCGATAGCATTGGCTTCACGTTCGATTTGGAACATTAGACCTTTGAATTTTTCAACAGACCAACGACCATTAGAGTCAACGTCCAAGTCGAAAGTACCAGCAGTAGCTGTACCAACTGCAGCACCTGGTTTAGCAGTGTTGTAGATTGTACGGATAACTTCACGATTGATTTCAGCAAGAATTTCTGTAGAAAGAATGTTGCTCAATTCGCCTTCAGCGTCAAGACCATGAACTGATTTCAAGTCTTGTGCTAGTTCAATAGAGTATTCTGCCTTCAAAGCACGAGTCTTTGCAGTTACAGAAGTCTTTTCGATGCTGAATGCCATCTCACCGAAAGTACCACCACCAGAAGTACCCATGGCTTCTGCAGCAGAAGTAGCCATACCAGTACCATTAGTGTCAGCACCACCGAATACTGACGCACCAGAGTGAACACCAGTACCAGAGAAGTCAGTATCTGCTTCGTTGAACAACGCTTCAGTACCACCTTGAGTGCTGTAACGTGACTTCATTGCGAAGATCAAGCCAGTTGGCTGAGTCATTGGTTGAACACCAGCAACATCATAAGCGATAAGTTGTGGCATTGCACGACGAACCAAGCTGATCAATACTGGATCAAACTTAGCGATACCGCCAGTGTCACCATATGAACCAACGCTGTTTGTTGGAGCAGCTTCGTTCAATGCGCCAACTTGCTCATTGTACTTATACTGTTCACGTTCTTGGTTTTCCAAAAGAACTGCTGTAACTTCCTTACGGTAGTTATCTTTGATTGGGCTTGAACCTTCGTGGTTCAATACTGGAGCCCATTTCTCCATTAATTGTTTACGGTCTAACATAGTTAGTTTTCCTTTATTATTTGTTGAGTGCGGATAGATATTGTGCCATTACAGGATCAACTGCTTTCGCTTTTGACTCTGTCAACACTTCTACTGGAGCATCAGTTACTACTGATTTAACTTCAGTTAACTGCTTGGCAGTAAAATAACTTTCACGAATAGTTTTTAGTTTAGTTTCGAATGATTCAGAATCTTCGAAAGCGATTTCTTTTGCTAGAGAAAGAAACTTTTCAGTCTCAGTATCTGTCAAACCTTCACTTACTGTACCAACGATT